ACGGCTGGAACTGGTATAGCATTGACTCAGATTGAGTTGATCTCAGCTGAAGCCACAGGAACAGGTGGAGAGACTGCTGACATTGAGATCTTTGCAGTTGCAACCTAATGCCTACAGTAAAAAAATATAAGGATGGGGGTAAGGGTCCAGGCGGCCCTTTCTCTATGACCAAAGAAGAAGAGGACAAGGCAACAGTCGATGTGCTCAAGGGTGACAAGAAGTTTGTCAAGAAGGCCAAGAGGGACGAAAAAAGAACTGCACGTCTTATCAAGAGAAAAGGCGGTGGAGCTGAGGGATTGGGTAAACTTCAGGATCAGCTTCAGGCCCGCGCAAAAAGAAAGCGCAAGAAAGAGGGGAGGCAACAGAAAAGACGAAACAGAAGATCAGCAAGACAGCTAGGTCGTCAGCTCATGGCTAAGCGCGTGGGTAAGGCCCTTGGCCGTGGTAACTCTATATCTGCTAAAGAAGCTGGCTGCCAGGGTGCTGGTTGCGGCGCATACGAATAATACTATGGAACTTAAAAAGAAAGATGAAAACGGAGGATTGACCAATCGTCAGGTTAGAAAAAACTCCAGGTTTCAAAACAAAGCTGCTAGAGATGCCGCTATTGTAACGCGAGGTGCAAAAGATTCAAAGGATCTTATGAAAAACCTCAGCCAGTACGATGAGAAGAAAGACAAAAGAGCTATTGCAAAGCAGATGATTAAAGCTGGCGCTATTGCGTTAGGTGGTGTCGCTCTTAGCAACCTAAGGTATCCCTCTGACGCAGCTGGAATGTCCATGGCGGAATACATTAAAGAGCTCCGCAGAATAAATCGTTGAAAAAGTGAAGCTGTCAAAAAATTTATCACTGTCAGAAGTGACCAAAAGCACTACGGCTAAACGCCTAGGCATAGACAATACACCAGATGAGTGGGTTACAGAGAATCTTAAAAAGGTTGCAGAGCATATTTTTCAACCTGTGCGCGAGCATTTCAAGTGTCCTATATTCGTTTCGAGCGGCTATCGCTCAGCGGAACTCAACAAGGCGATTGGCGGTTCAAAGCGTAGTCAGCATGTGGAGGGTAGAGCATTCGATCTTGACGCAGACGTATTTGGACGTGTGTCGAACAGTAGCATATTCAACCACATACGAGAGAATCTACAGTTTGATCAGCTCATTTGGGAGTTTGGTGATGAAGACAATCCTGATTGGGTGCACGTGTCTTACGTTTACGATGGCGTTAATCGTGGCAGGTGCCTCAAAGCTCTACGAGATGATAAGGGGAAGGTCTACTACGAAGTAATGTTTGGTAAATCCCTCTAAGGCATGGCTCTATACGACGACGCAAAAATCATGTTCTTGGCCTCTGCGGCTGCTGGAGTAGACAATAAAGACTTTAGCAAGGTGCCTTGTGTTAAGCCTGTTGAGGTAACGGGATCTGAGCTTCTGAGCAGCTCTGATGGAGATTGGACCCTTGGCACTGGGGCTTCAATCAACAATGGTGTAATAACTGTAGACGGAAGTCAAAGTGACTCTATAAATCTTTTTCAGAATATCACAGACTTAGACAATAAGTCAGCAAAAATTTCTTTTACAATAAGCAATTATTCTGCAGGCACAATACAGGGTCAGTTTTTTGGCGGCAATGAAGTAACGTCCTCTGTTGGACAAAATGGTACGTTTGCTTTTACAAAAGATATAGGTGGATCTCACAACGGAAATGCGGGATTTGGTGTTTCTTTAGATTTTGCAGGAACCATCAGCGACATCAGTATCAAAGAGGTTACAACAAAAGCTGCAGACTTTGACATCAGCAGAGACTCCAACCTCGACGCTACTCGCGTAGGCCCTAGTGGGTTGATCGAGAAGGGGAGGGAGAACTTGCTCTTACAGTCTAATAGCTTTGATACCACGTGGACGACAAACAGTGCTTCAATAACTGGTGGTCAAGCAGGGTATGACGGAAGCAATAATGCGTGGGAGCTAAAAGCGACTGGCAACGGCACAACGCACTTAGCTCGTGTAACTCAAGATAGCCTTTCTGTATCTAACGTATCTACGTTTAGTGTACATGTAAAAGCAGGAAATACAAATTTTGTTCGTCTAAATGCCTTGACGTCTGGAACTAACGTAAATAACTATTTTGATCTTTCAAACGGAACTGTAGGGTCTAGCCCTTCTGCTACAGTTGTTACATCAAGCATTGAGGCTGCGGGGAATGGGTTTTACAGAATCTCTATTACAAGCAAAGGTGATGCTGCTATTTCAGAGGTAAGAATACAGGTAGCAGATGCAGATGGAGACGATATCCCAGCAACAGGCTCTTTCATCTATATCCAAGATTCTCAGCTAGAAGCTGGTCTTGTCGCTACTGACGTCATTACCACTGGGGCTTCTACAGCCACAGCTGGCATCAAAGAAGATGAACCGCGCTTTGACTACCCTCTTGCTGGTGGTGCCCCGTCTTTGTTGATAGAGCCGCAGAGAGAGAATAAACAGGCTTTCAGTGAAAATTTCTCAGCATATACTGCAACAAGAGCCTCTGTAACTGCAAACGCTGACACCTCCCCAGAGGGCCTTGAAAATGCTTCCAAGCTTGTAGAGGACACAACTGCTGGAAACACCCATAAGATGATCCCCCCTGCGTCAGATTCATACACTTCAGGAACTACATACTCTATTTCTGTTTTTGCCAAAGCAGCAGGAAGGACGCAGTTTAAGTTGACGGCTGGAACTACTGCTGTAGCTCCTTACAATGCAATATTCACCCTCACTGGGGAATCAAGCCCAACCACCCCCACCAACAATGATGAGGGTACTGCCTCTATGGAGTATTATGGCAATGGCTGGTACAGGTGTAAAATCGAGGGATTTGAAGCGGATCAGACCGCCAGTACTACTCCAAATTTTTTCTTGCAATCTTCAGGCAACGCATCCTATGATGGAGACGGAACAAGCGGAATACTGTTTTATGGGTTTCAGCTAGAAGAAGGTAAGAATTGCACATCTTACATCCCTACTCACGGGGCTGCTGCTACAAGATCTACAGACAATGTAGCTGCGTTTGACACCAGCGGCTTCTCTTTTGGAACCACTTGTACTATCTTCTTTGAAGGGGTTATCAATGAAGCACCCAGCTCTTTTCTTAGACCCATAACTATGTTTGCCTCGCATGCTTCTCCTAGCACTGCGGAGCGCTTCTTGCTTTTTGCTGGAAGTTTTAGTAGCGGCACTTACACTCTTACCTCTCGACACAATACAGGTGGAGCAACTAAAGGTGTTGATAAATCTAGCCTTACAGTTGGAGCCAAAGTAAAGTGCGCTTCTGTGTTTAATGGCACATCTCAAAAGTTTTTTGTAAACGGAGATTTGGCTGGAACAGATACTATTACTGCTGCAAGTGTTTTTAACACTCTTGATCTATCACAAATAGTTGCAGATCAAAACCACACTGTTGGTTCTATTATGCTTTTTAATTCTGCTATAAGCGATGCTGATGCTTTCGTTCTTACTGACACAAGCTATGAATCGTACAGCGAAGCTGCAGACTCATTAAATTATATTCAGCATGGCTAAACCAGCAATCGTTATTGGGGACGGCAAGTTCGCAACAAAAGACACCAAGTTTCTTGGGTACGCTCAGGGGGACAGCTCTAGCAGGTTTGTAGCTCGTGAGCTTACTTACGACAGGGGGTCTAACCTTACAGCCACAAGGGTTGCATCTAATGGCCTCATCGAGAAGGGGAGGGAAAACCTTTTTAGGAATACAGTTTTTGCTGGTGCTGGACTAGACACAGAACCTACGGGTGGATCTAAGTTTATAGATAGCACAGGCGGAACATTCAATGTAACTAGCACAGCTGGTCAACTTAGGTTTATTACAGCATCTGACGAAAGGGCTTTTATTCAATCTCACTCTGTAACAACCGCATCTCTTTACTCCTTCTCTGTATTTGTAGACAAAGTTGTGACTACGCTTGCAGTCAACCATTTAATTTCAGATAGTGGTGAAGCAACAGATATTCGCTATGAAGAGGATGGAGTAGAAATTTCTACATCTACAAATGTTCAGGCAGGTAAGCGATATACTCTGGTTGTCAATAAGACTAACACCAATAGTACTAGGTTTAGAATTGGTTCTGGAACTTCAAGCAGAGTAGCTGGAGATGTAACTCTTTCAAAACCCCAGCTTGAAGTAGGTATTGTAGCAACTGATTACATTGAAAATACATCAACATCTGCTGCAGTCAAAGCTGGTATCCTTGAAGATCAGGCTAGAGTAGATTACCTCAGCAACTCTAACGGTTATCTCTTGCTTGAGCCTACGAGACAGAACCTTGTTCCACACAGCGAGTATGCTGGCGGCTTTACTGAGGTGGGTACAGGCACAGTAACAGACAACCACTCAATTTCCCCTGAAGGTGTTAAGAACGCTTTCCAGTTAAGCGAGAGCAGCACTGGATTCTACAGAATTGAAAAAGACATTACTGTAGCCTCAGAGAATGTGGGTGACCATACACTTAGCGTCTTTATAAAGAAGACAACAGGCGCCCTGTCTCACTATGCGGGGGTCCAACTAGACTCTGCAAGAAAATATGTTATTGTTGACACCACGAACGGTACAGCAAATGAACACAATGGAACTGCCAATGACTCGTTTAGTGTCGAAGACTTTAGTGACGATTACTGGAGAGTGGCCATAACGAATGACCTTACTTCTGCCGCTGACTACAGGATTGGATTGTGGCCTTCCATCTCTTTAAACGGAATTACTATTGGCGCTACAGCTACTGGCTCTAATGTCTTTTATGGTGTTCAGCTTGAAAAAGGCGCTTTTGCCACCTCTTACATACCTACGCATGGGACTGCCGCAAGCAGATCAGCAGAAGGACTCCCCGCAAGCACTGGGGCAGTTGTTGACATGAGTAGCTTCATGAAGGGTGATGATGTCACTATTGTTATTCATTGGGCTGACAACCCAACTCAAATAAGAGACAGTTCATCAGGAGGCATTAGGCTTAGCAATGGAGATGCTCAGTCTGGTTCTATAAGATTTTACAGGAATGGTGGTTCAGCTTTGCAGCTAAGGGCGGTGTTTTTTGGCACAGACGGCAATAACAACTCTGTAACCCTTGCCTCATCTACACCAAAAGTTGCTATAAGCAGAGTTAGATCAACAGGAGTGTTCACTGTTTATCTAGATGGCTCTCCTTTAGATGTTGGTCTAACTGATGCAAATGGACAATTTACAAACAGCAACTTTGATGTTACATGGGACGATTTGCAAATCTCAGGAAGCAGTCAACAAAAAATACTCCTTGTAAAGCTGTTTGATCGAGCATTGACAAATTCAGGGGATAACAACGAAATGGCAAGTGAAACATCATGAGAATATTTAGAAAATACGAGTTTGGCAGCCAGTCTGCTGCTACAACAAAGATCAATGCCTTGGGTCTTGACGAGGAAGGCAATCCAACCCACGGTCATTCGATTGCAAGGCTGGGTAATATCGTAACAACACAAGGGGAGTATGATGAAGAGGGCAATCAAATTAAGGCCCCTGTATACTCAGAGAACTACCACGTCGATGTCTTGTGGAAAGACGAAGCATCTTCAGACTGGGATAATCAGATGGTGTGGTGCATGCCTATGGGGGTGCACACCTTTGGATCGTCCAGTGCCAATGCAGAGTATATTGCGAAATGTCAGGAGCTACACCCAGAGTGGTTCCCAGAACCTGAAGAAGACTAACTATGCTTGGGCTTAGCACAACAATAGCATCATCGTCTTATGTTTCTAGACTAAGATCAGACGATCTTGCCATGGCATTTGCGTCTAGGGTTACCGCTGACGGTGGTACAGTAGAGAATACAAATGATCTTGAAAAGGATCTAAGGAAGCTTATTTAAGATTCTAGATCTCTGTAAAGAGTTTGCACTAGCAGCCTCCCCCTTTGTGTAAGGGCGTATCTAACCCTGTAGTTGTATTTTGTCTCTTCTCTAAACAAGTGATCTTCTCTGGTGTCTGAGGGAGTCATCCTGTCGAAGTGTTTGTACAATATCCCTTCTTTTACAAGGGGGTATACATACTCCACACCAATCTTATTTGAGGAGATACCAAAGTCTTCTGACGCATACTTTAGAGTAAAGAACTCTAGGTCGTAAGCCCACAGCATAAACATGATTTCTTTTTGAAATATGCTGTGTTTTTCTTTTGCGCTAAGCAGCTCTCTTCTTAGATATTTGAGGTAGTTACGTTTTACGTATCTTTGATTAAGCCTCGAAAACTCTCTGAAGAGTTTTTTCTTAGATACTTTGCTTTTGGGCATTCAAATGGATTTACAGAACTACAAAGATATGGAGAGAGAAGGATTTTTGTTTGAGGTTCAGCAGATCGCTTTGGAGATAGAATCTTTGATTGACAAGTATGACGTGAGAGAAGATGTCATGTCTTTGATGATTATAGGTCTAATTGATGAGATGGAAGACACTCATCAACTAAAGGCTGTGTATGGATATAATCTTAGAGATAGAAGTGAGCTCGAAGAATTGGTTACATTTGCTCAAGACTCCTTTAAAGGAAATGATGAGCCAGATATTGATGATCTAATCAAGGGTCTTGGTATAAGTTTAAATTAAATGGAAGGTGTAATTAGAAAAATTATTATAGGTCGTGATCCTAAAGACGCTATGGCCTACTATGTAGGCATGCGAGCTGGTAGCAGCAAGGTGAGCGCGATTGTTAATGATGAGGCTTTTTTATACAGGCATGGTAAGAACAGATACCTTGTATATCTTCAAGAAGAAGATGGGAGCAATGTTTTATGGAAGTCTGTAGATGACATGCCATGTATCATTGAATACGATCTAAACTTTTGATATGGCTACAAGGACTTATCCTGACGGAACTGTTATCCCAGCATCTTTGCCTGCTGCGTATAAACGCGCAAAGAATAAGAATCAATACTGCGGAAATTGTGTGTATTGGATGGGTAACTACTGCACAAGATGGGAGGCTAGAGTAAAAGCAGGATACGTGTGTGCGTCTTGGGCTCCCAAACAAGCCATGTCTATTACTCCTGCCGCTGCGCCTGAAGTAGATGTATCCCCACCAGCTGTTCCATCTCCAACTCCTGCTCCTGCGCAGCCTCGTCAGACTACAGTGCGCAGAACTTCAAGGAGATCCTATGGATACTAAAAAATCCAGGGGTGTTGGTGACACTGTAGAAAAATTCACTCAAAGAACAGGGCTAAAGCGCCTGGTCGAAAAGGTCTCAAAAGACTGCGGATGCAGTGAGAGACGAGATAAATTAAATAAAATGTTTCCCTACAAAAATCAATGAAATCTTTAAACATGTTTATCGTTGAGCTGGACAGGCCAATCAACGATACAATCTCCACCAAAAGTGGAATTGAGTTATACATCGACACTCGATATGAGGGCGGTGAGTTCAAATACAGAGTTACTGACGGACCAGTCATAGCTACACCAGCTAAGTACAAAACCCCAGTTAAGAAAGGTGATAGGCTATACTTCCATCATCTTGTTGTAATGCAAGGGGGTCAAAAGCTGACAGGCATGGATAATAGCTACTTTGTCAAGTATGATCCAGAGCACGCTATAAATAATCAGGCGATTGCTTACAAAGACAAGAAAGGAAAAATACATCCACTTAATGGTTGGAGCTTGCTGTCTGCTGTTGAAGAAGAGGAGAGAGAGGACGGCACTATTGAAGTAGTGTCTTTAAAAGAAGAGCTCCCAACCAAGGGTGTCGTTGCTTTTGATTCAAAAGAACTGAAGTCAATAGGCGTAAAGAAAGGAGATGTTGTTGGGTTCAAAGAAAACAGAGACTATCGCATCAAGATTGATGGGGAGGAGTACTACAGAACTCGCACTGAAGACCTTTTATACGTAGAGCAATGATTGATAAAGAACACCTGATGACTGTCCTCGAAGAAGAGGAGTGTCTTACTGCTGATGGATTTGACTCTGCTTTAGTGGGGTGCACCTGTGGCCCCAACATAGTTGCTGTATATGATATCAATAAGATGATTGAAGTCTTGATTAAAGAAGGCATGAGCTATGACGACGCTGTAGAGCACTTAGATTACAATGTAGTTGGCTCATACGTTGGAGAAAAAACACCTCAATACATCAACCTTGTCACGCAAGAAGTTTACAACGATTGATGCTGCTCAGCGCTTGATGACAAGCATGGAGGCAGCCATCAACAACATGATTGATGAAATTAAAAAACCTGTTGATCCAGAGATCAATGGTAGTGCTCGTAAAGCAGAGTTGCAGTCTATTAAGCAGACAGCAACAGACTGTAAGGAGTTAATTGTAGAAAGACAGCGCTTAGAACAAATGATCAAAGACCTTACGAACAATGGATCAATCGAGCAAGCAAAAGACTACAGCGGAGGCTTCGCTGAAAGATATTCTAAATGATTGGCAGGCAATAGTCTGGCAAAAGAACAAAACTGATTTTAAATTCTGGGAAGAATCCTGGAATGATGAGTTTGAGGACTGATGCCTTTTAAGGACCGTGATGTTAGGAGGGCTTACAATAAAGAGTACCAGAAAAAACATTACGAGAAAAACAAGGATTACTATAAGTCGAAAGCAAAACAGACTAAAGCACAGCAAAGAAGATGGAATAGAGAGTTTGTAAATAGAGTCAAAAAGATTTTTAGCTGTGTAGACTGTGGAGAGTCTAACACTCTGGTTCTTGATTTTGATCACGTCAAAGGAGACAAGGTTGAAAACATAGCAGACATGGTCCATCGTCCCAACTCTATATCAACTATAAAAAAAGAAATGAGAAAGTGTGAGATTAGATGTGCCAACTGCCACAGGATCAAAACACATGAAAGAAGAAATTCATAGCCGCGAGTATCCCCTCAAGCTTATACCTTGTAGAAAGGGTAACTGGTTACATGTGGGTTCAAGTCCCACTTCGCGGACACGCACCTGTAGCTCAACTGGATAGAGCAGCACACTTCTAATGTGCAGGTTTAGGGTTCGAGTCCCTACAGGTGTACTAAATTAAATTATATCAAATGGCTAAGATTCAAGTTTCAACCTATCAAAAGAAGAAGATCCGTCGCAAGGGCGTACACGCCAAGACGAAAGCTTCAAAAAACAAAAGCTCAAAAAACTATCGCAAGCAGTATGCTGGTCAAGGACGATAAATATGAGGACTATGCTATCTCAATTTGTCCCAACGGTACGCAAGGTGAAAGTATTGAACTTGGTGGGCTACTCATTATTCTTCCCGCTCAGCCTCCCAAGAAACAAATTGCAGGACATGCAAAGTCAAAGCGCCTGCAATTGTGGGAAAGGATTGATATGCCTGAGGAGCTGTCTAGGATTAAGTCTATGGATGAGTGGGCAGAAATGCCAAGGGAGTTTAGAGAAAAGTTTCGTCCGTATATCGAAGAGGAGTTTCGCCGTAGGCGTGAGGGTTTTTGGTTCTATAACAACGGTGTCGCTACGTATATTACGGGCAGGCACTATATGATGCTGCAATGGACCAAGATGGACATAGGCTATCCATCTTACCTTGCCTTCCAACGTGATATATTTATACACCTCGTTGCGTGCGAGTCTGATCCGCGTTGCATTGGTCAGCTGTATACTAAGTGTCGTCGTTCTGGATATACCAATATCTGTTCTTCAGTTTTAGTTGATGAAGCAACTCAGATTAAAGAAAAGCTTCTAGGCATTCAATCAAAAACAGGTAAGGACGCGCAAGAAAACATCTTTATGAAGAAGGTGGTGTATATGTTCAGGAGCTATCCTTTCTTCTTTAAACCCATTCAAGATGGTACTACGAACCCTCGAATGGAGCTTGCTTTTCGAGAGCCATCTAAAAGAATCACGAAAAAGAATAAGACATCACAGAATGGCGAGGCGTTGAATACAGTGATCAATTGGAAGAACACCACCAACAATGCATATGATGGTGAGAAGCTACATCTGTTGTATCTTGATGAGGCTGGCAAATGGGAAAAACCTACGGATATAAGGGACGCCTGGAGGATTCAAAGAACCTGTTTGATCGTAGGGCGGAAAATCGTAGGAAAGGCAATGGTGGGAAGCACCGTAAATCCAATGGACAAAGGGGGGAAGGAATACAAAGATTTGTGGAGCGATTCAAACCCAGTGGAGAGAAACAAGAATGGGAGGACTAGGTCTGGATTATACAGGCTATTTATTCCAGCTTTTGAATCACTAGAGGGGTTTTTTGATTTGTACGGAGAGCCTGTAGTTAACGATCCTGACTCTCCTGTTGAGGGAATTGATGGAGAGGAAATATATACTGGATCAAAGTCTTACCTCAAGAATGAAAGGCAGGGACTTATGGAAGACCCCTCAGAACTTAACGAGGTTATCAGGCAGTTCCCCTTCACTACAGACGAAGCATTTAGAGACAGCGTCCAAAGTACCTTGTTTAACATCACTAAGATTTATGAGCAGGTACAATACAATGATGACTTGTATCCAAATCCAGTGGTCGTAGGAAACTTCTATTGGAAGAATGGAGATCAAGACACAGAGGTTGCGTTCAAGCCTGACCCCAACGGTAGATTTCATATTGGGTGGATGCCGCCCCCAGAGATGCGGAATCAAAAAAAGTTTGACAGAAACAAACGAGTTGCACCAAATTCAAACATAGGTGTTGGTGGTGTTGACTCTTATGATCTTGATGCAACAGTAGACGGCAGAGGATCTAAGGGGGCAATGCACATGTTTAACAAGTTCAACATGCATCACCCATCAAACATGTTTGTTCTAGAGTATGCTTCTCGCCCACCGTTAGCCAAGATTTTCTACGAGGACTGCTTAATGGCATCTGTGTTTTACGGATATCCTTTGTTAATTGAAAACAATAAGTACGGCATCGCAAGGTACTTTGAATCAAGGGGTTATGATGGGTATCTATTGGATAGACCTAAGCATTTGTCGAACAGTCCTGGTGCTCAAAAAGTGAAGACAAAAGGAATCCCCTCCAACTCACAGGATGTTATTCACGCTCATGCTCAGTCTATAGAAGCATACATACACGATCATGTAGGAATAAATCATGATAGTGGTGAATATGGTAAAATGTATTTCAATAGAACCTTGGAGGATTGGATTGGATTTAAAATCGACAATCGAACCAAGTACGACCTTAGTATAAGCTCTGGGCTGTGTTTGTTAGCAGCACAAAAAGAAAAAACAAAACCTAAATCTAGCTTCCAAGAGAAGAGGTTTTTTCGCAGATATAACGTAACTCGTTGATTACTTATATTTGCAAAAGGTAAAATGGAATCCCTATCTAATGCAGGACACAAAAGGTACGAGTAAAGGGTTCCCAAATCCTCTTGCCTCCCCAGAAGAAAAAGCGTCAAAAGCTTACGGCACTCAATATGCAAAAGCTATTGATTCGCAGTGGGGAAGGATGACGGATGTTGGGAGTCTTGTAGGGAAAAGAAATAGAATATTTGCCAGAAGCAGAGACTATGCTATTGGCACACAGGACACAAACATCTACAAGCAGCTACTTAACAGCCTTGACCCCAACGGTGGAGACGGTAGCTTGATGAATCTTGATTATACCCCAGTACCTATTCTGCCCAAGTTTGTTCGCATTGTAGCTAACAAGATCCTTGCAAAGAAGATGTATCCTAATCTAGAGGCCGTTGACCCTCTGTCTACATCTCAAAAAAACCAGAATAAAAGATTTCTGAAGTCTCAGGTTGCTAACAAAGATTTGTTGATGCAACTCAAAGAGCAGACTGGCCAGTCTTTGGGACAAGATCCTGAAACCTTGCCTGATTCAGCTGAAGAGGTTGATATTCTGTACGGAGACAACATCAAGACAGGAGGGGAGATATCTGCTCAGCTTGCGACAAATCTCACTCTTGAGTGGAATCAGTTTGATGATTCTGTTTTTAGAAGATCTGTAAACGACCTGGTTGCACTAGGTATGGCAGTTGTTAAAAGGTCAAACGACCCAAACATTGGCATTAAAACAGACTATGTAGACCCTTCTTTGTTTATACATAGCTATACAGAAGACCCAGGTTTTAATGATCTAACTTACGCGGGTCACATTAAAAAAGTCTCTATTGCTGAATTGCGCAGACTAGCAGGTGATGAGCTTTCTGAAGAAGATCTAAATAAGATCGCCAACAAGGTCAAAGGCACCAATGGCAACAACGCCAACAAATACAGCACAAAAAAGTACGATCAAGACTTGAATACCATGACATACGGTTATGATGAATATACCGTCAATGTTTTGGACTTTGAGTTTTTGACTGTTGAGACCATGCACTTTGAAGAGAAAGAAAATCGCTACGGCAATTCTAATTTTTTCTACAAGGGGTTTTCTTACAAAGCACCTAAGGGATCTGTCTATGAAAGACGTCCTCAGTGTATGGATATACAGGTTGTTTACCAGGGCAGCTATATTGTTGATTGTGGCATGCTGTATGGGTATGGCAAAAAGAAAAACATTCCCAAGACCATTCACGACTTATCGAAGGCTACTCTGTCATACTCAGTTTCTGCAGTGAACCTGAAGGATATGATGCCTAAGTCCATGGTGGATAGCTGCACTGGCTTTGCTGACATGCTTCAGCTCACTCACTTGAAGATTCAGCAGGCAATTGCAAAAGCAAAGCCAGATGGATTGGTGATTGATATTGAAGGGCTGGAGAATGTACAGCTTGGAAAAGGAGGGGAGCTTCAGCCACTTGATCTTCATGATATCTATGAACAGACTGGTGTATTCTACTACAGAAGTAAGAATCCAGAGGGGGGATTCCAGAACCCTCCTGTTCGAGAGATTGGCAACAGCATTAGAAATATCAATGAGTTGATTGGATTGTACAATCACTACTTGAGGATGATTCGCGATACAACTGGTGTCAATGAGGCTGTTGATGCCTCAACACCTAAGGGCGATGCTCTTGTGGGCGTGCAACAGCAAGCCATTCAGGCAAGCAACAATGCAACATATGACATTACCAATGCTTCTTTAATACTCTTCAAAAAAGTTTGTCAAGACATTATCAAGTGCATTCAGATTTTGCCAGAAGAGTCTGTAATCTACGGAGCATACAAGAGGTCTTTAGGTGACGAAAACATGGACGCCTTGTCTTCATTTTCAGAGTTGCCTATGTACAACTTTGGGGTTCTTGTCACAAAAGACATGGAGGATAAAGACAAAGCTTATTTGGAGCAAAATATCCAGATGGCTTTGCAGCAAAAAGAAATTGATCTTGAAGACGCTATTGCTGTACGAGGACTTACGGATGTAAATCAAGCTGAGAGACTTCTCATTGTAAAACGTAAGAAGAGAATGCAAAGAGTTTCAGCGATGGCTGAGCAAAATTCTCAGCGTCAAAAACAAGAGGCTCTTCAAGCAGCTCAAGCAGCTTCTCAGCTCAAGCTTCAAGAAGCTCAGGTAGAAGCTCAGCTTGATATGGAAAAGATGAAGCTGAAGAACGAGATGGAGACTTCGCTTGAGACAATGAGGCATCAGTTTAGGCAAGAGATTGAAATGATCAAAGCCAAAGCTACTCTTGGGTTTAGAGAAGAGGATCAGGCGTTTAGAGAGAAGCTTGAAGTTCTTAAAGAGGATAGAAAAGATGATCGCCTTGAATCTCAAACAGCGGATCAGAGCAAGCTTATATCTCAAAGACAAGGCAAGAGAGAGGAAGTTGCAAAAGAGACAAAAGGATTGGTAGATAAAATATTTGAGGACTGATGGCTGAAACAGCAAACTTTGACACAACAGAAGAGCTGAACATCGTCTGTAGAGAGGGCGACACCTTTTCTATGACAGTGAATCTCAAGGATTCTAATGGCACAGGTCTAACGCTAGTGACTGACGAGTATGTTTTTTACATGCAGGTTAAGTCAATCACTCGTGTTGGAGACAAGAGATCTGGTAGACAAAGGGAAAACGTTGTCCTTCAAACGCCAAGCATTGCTAAGGGGCGAGATACAGATGTTAGAATATTTGAATCACCAACCCTGGACAACAGTGGTAACGTAACCATTGAGGCTTCTGCAGAAACCATGAGCCTAATTGCACCTGGATCATACGTATATGATCTGAAGTATGTCAAACCAAGCTCTACTGGACTTGACACTCACAAAGGAGTATTGAGAGGCTCTTTTGTAATTAACTCACAGGTAACTGATGCATTCTAATGTCTGTATCTGTAAGCACAACAGCTGCCAACCAAGTTAGTGTTAGCGTAGATGGAGCTACTCAGCTGTCATTTACGACACAAGAATCTTCTGTATCCGTAACTGAGGCTGCTGGTATATCCGTTACTGTCACTGAAAAAGGTCCAAAGGGAGATACAGGAGCCACTGGTGCTACAGGTGCTACGGGTGCCACAGGTCCAGCTGGTGCTGATGGAAAGTCTTATACTGTATCATGTGTCGATGGTGACAACAGTGATGAGGAGAAGATTAGACTCACAGACAATGACGGCACAACAGATGATGTAGTTCTAGAGGCTGGAACTGGTCTTTCTATAGCTAGAGCAGGTGATAAGATTACGTTCACCAACACAATCACTGACACGGATACAGTCCTGACTTCTGAGCAAGTCCAGGATATTGTGGGTGCCATGTTTAGCGGCAACACAGAGACAAGGATATCAGCCACTTATCAAGACGGTGACGGAAACATTGACTTAGTTGTCGATGATATGACTGCTGACACACAGCTTACTACAGAGCAAGTTCAGGACATTGTAGGTGCTATGTTTACTAGCAATACGGAGACTCGTATTTCAGCTACCTATCAGGATGGTGACGGAAACATTGACTTAGTTGTTGATGACATGACCGCGAATGACAACACTACATACGGTGTGTCTTGCGTGGATGGAGACAACAGTGACGAAGAAAAAATACGCCTTACAGACAGCAGTGGAGGAACAGATGATGTAGTTCTAGAGGCTGGGACTGGGTTGTCTATTGCTAGAGCTGGAGATAAGATCACCTTTACGAATACAGTCAGCGACACAAACACTCAACTGAGCACTGAAGAAGTTCAGGATATTGCTGGGCCGCTTGTTGCAACAGGAGGCACGAAGACAAACATTGCTGTCACCTATGATGACGCCAGCGGCAATATGGATTTCGTTGTTGCCTCAGATTTGAGCACCACAGGTAATGCTGGGACAGCTACGGCTTTGGCTACGGCTAGAGCTATCAACGGAGTAGACTTTGACGGTACTGCTCCCATCACTGTGACTGCGGCTGGATCTACTTTGTCTGACACCGTTACTGTGGCCAAGGGTGGTACTGGGGCTACTAGCTTGACTGATAATTCTGTTCTTACGGGTGCAGGGACAAGTGCTGTTGTAGCTGAAGCTAACCTTACGTTTGACGGCAGCATACTGACGGTGACTGGTCAAAGAAAGATCCCAACTCCAAGCAGCACTGATCAATATTACGGAGATGTAGTGGCTTTTGGTAGCGGACCCGCTGGCACTGATGGAGACATTGAGGCAGGAAAGCTTTACTATTTAGACTCTTCTCAGCAGTGGGAGGAAACTGACGCAGATGCCGCATCAACAGCTACAGGTATGATTGCTATTGCAGTGGTTGATGATAATGCAAGATTTCTTGTAAAGGGATTGGCAAGACACGGAAGCTGGGCTGGTTTTACAACTGGAGATGTTTTGTATGTGTCAGGAACAGCAGGAGAGATAACAAACACAGCACCAACTGGAAGTGCTGACATCGTTAGAATTGTAGGTTACTGTACAAATGGTACTCAGAGGGAGATATACTTTGATCCGTCAAAAGACTGGATTGAGTTGTCATGAGCGTAAACAAACTTTCTGGAGTTGCTTACAGCTCTATCAATAAGATTTCTGGTGTAGCAAAATCTGGGGTGGCGAAGGTGAAGGGTATAGTGCCCGTTTACTTCCTAGATACACATGCAGGATCAACATGTGCATACAGCCTTAGACAACTTTCCTCCTCTGCCACAGTAGCAATTACTGTAGAAAATTCTAGCGGATCTACAGCAGATATTGGATTTACTGCGGCTGGAGGATTAGATACTTCGTCTCTTGCTACGCACTGTGGCAGTAACTATGGTCGAGTTTCTCGTTGGCATGATCAAAGCGGAAATGGCAATCACATGGATCAAAGTTCAGCGACTAGCCGTCCATATATTGTTGATGCCTCAGGCAATCTGATTACTACAACAAACAATTCAGTACCTGCTCTCAACTTCAATTTTTCATCTACAGGAAGGCATTTGCAAAACAGTGGTTTTCAAACAAATAACGGAGATCAATTTTTGACTTCATATCTTGCAGAGTTTACATCTGTTACCGCTGGTCAAAACCTTGCGATGCAATGGACGTCTAGCACTTCAACTCAAGTGTTTGCCAATCAACTACTTGGGGCTTCAAGTAAGCTTAGGTGTGGTGCAAGATTTAATGATTCAAGCAAAAGCCTGGGAAGGGCAGATACAAGTGCTACGGTATCAACAGGCGTGGAGTATATCGTCACCAACTTCATGTCTGCCAGCCCTTACACAGGAGACATTGATGTAAACGGAGATACTTCAGATGCTTTGACTGGCTTCCCATCAAGTGGAGGCATTAACAATGGTAGTCAAGAATTTGCTTTAGGTCGCAGACCAGACAACGGCGCAGGTCAGTTTACGGGATTGATGGCTGAGTTTGTAATGTGGTCTGATTCTACGTTGCCAGATAGATCAAATGTTTTGTCAGATACAAACACTCATTACTCTGTTTTCTAATGGCAAAAGTTGCAACAGATACTGGAAACACCATCACGTCAGGTTACGTTATGCGTATAGATGATATCGAGGAATATTTTGAAACAGAGGCAGGCGCTCTGTCGTGGGCCAAGGCTGGCAACATTCCTTCTGTAGAGTTCTATACGGACGACAGTATATCAGATGCAGACAAGCTTGATGATTTGATGTACGGAAACCTCATGGAGCACTCTGTTGATATTTAATATATTTGCAATATGCCTACGGTAAAAAGGAAAGGAAAGATGCCCAAGAAGTTCTCCGTTAAGAGCGGGGACAAGTCTGCATCTGGAGGATTGACAGCCAAGGGCGTTAAAAGATACAGAGCTGCAAACCCTGGCAGCAAACTAAAAACTGCTGTAACCACCAAGCCATCAAAGCTTAAGGCAGGTAGTAAGTCAGCTAAGCGCCGCAAATCTTTTTGCGCTAGAATGAAGGGGATGAAGAAGAGACTTACCAGTGCAAAGACTGCAAGAGATCCAAACTCACGCATCAACAAGGCACTCAGAAAGTGGAATTGCTAATGAATGCTGTAAAGAAAAATAAAGGAGGTAAGCTGTCAGTTAGCAATAAAAAAGTTTCTGTCTCTCCCCCATCTGGATATCACTGGATGGAAGATAGAGGTCGATACTTTCTCATGAAGGGCGAATACAAGCCACATCCTGGGGCTGTCGCAAAAGCTGAGTTCAAACTTGTAAATCATCCAAAGTCATGAAAACTAAAAAAGACGCTTGTTATCACAGAGTAAAGGCAGGAGAGAAGGTGTTCCCAACTGCATATGCCAGCGGAAGAATTGCTAAGTGCAGAAAGGTAGGGATTGAGAACTACGGCAAGAGCAAGAAGTAAATGCCACCAAACGTCAGAAAGACAAAAAAAGGTCTAGCTCTTAAGCGGTGGTTCAAAGAAAAGTGGAGAACACCAAGGGGCAAAAAAGGCTATAGCGGAAAGGACAGAACCTTTCGCCCTACTGTTCGTGTTTCAAAAGATACCCCATCAACTTGGAGTGAGCTGTCTCCCTCAGAGAGAGCTAGGGCTGCAAAAGAAAAAAGAGAGAAGGGTAGGGTGTCTCGATACAAAAGAAAAACAGAGAGACAGAATAAACGAAAGACTAGAAAAGCGGAGAGAAGAGCAGAGAGCGGCATGCGCGTAATCAAAAGTAGATAATACCTATATTTGCAAAACAAACAATAACTAAAAATGGCTACTACTACTGCATCAATTACCATTTCCAGCGGTGACCTCACTGGAGATGCCTTGTCTCTTAGCTCGACAGCGACGCTTACGAAAGCTGGCACAACTACTGGCTTGGATCAAACTACTGGCGTTGGACGCATTCTATATGGGTCTGCTGGTGTAAACACTTTGATTGCTCATGCTGCTTATACAGCAGATAAGGCTCATAAGCTTTACATCAAGAATCCAAGCGGCACAGCTGCTGAGAACATCGTTATTACCCTTGCTTCTCAAGCTATTGGTCGTCTTTACGCTGGAGACTTTGCTCTTATCCCTTGGAATGGAGACACTGACATCAAAGTCACTACTAGTGACGCTAACATGGTTGTCGAGTATCTCTTGATCTTCGAAGCATAATGGCAACGGTAAGAGTCACACTGGGACTCTCAAGTGCTGATGTCATGTCAACAGCTGTTGGTCTAAATGTGGCCACTACGCTGTCTGCTGACTCTGGCAGTATTACACGCGCCAAAGTCAAGGGAACTGCTGCAGACACAGATGATCTTGTCGTTTACAAAGCCAACGACAAACTTGAGAACGCTTATCTCTACATCCAGAACCTGGATCAAGAGAAAGAAAATTACATTATTGTAAGAAACGAAACTGAGTCTAACACAGCTCTTGTCGCTAAGATTGGTGGTGGTGAGTTTGCATTTATTCCTGTTGCAGTAGACAAGACATACGAATGCATTGCCACTAAGGTCAACACTCTAGTTGAATATGGCGTGTTTGGTTTAGACAACTCAGCAGTAACACTCGCATAAAAATTAAAAGATGGCGACATTAGCAAATCAAGGAATAGCAAGTCAGGCTTCTTTTGGTCAACTAGGCAGTGCTTTTGTGGATGACGGAGGTGCATACACCCCACCCACAGGCAAGGTCGTAGTGGCCATTCAGTGCCTGGCTGACACCACATTTACCGTTTTAACTCCAGAGGCTACAGGAGATTGTTTTGGTATAGCTGCCAGTTCTGGCGTTGGAACCAATAACGAGCTGGTTGATAGCAGCAACATTTTCCCAAAAGGCATGACCATCTTTGGACGGTGGACTGCTGTTACTGCTGCGACTGATACTGATGGAGGTGTCATTCTGTACCTGGGGCCAGCAAAACTCAATTGAATATAAATAACTAATTAAATGGAAAATACAATTCACCTTCAAGAAGAGTCGTTTGAAAAAGCTGAGATTTTTGACACGCCAGAGCAGCTCGCTGCCAGCATGCAACAAGAGTCTCAGCCTCAAGTAGAAGCTCAACCAGAGCAGCCTGCAGAACCTGCCCCAGTGCAGACTGAAGCTGCGCCCACTGAAGAGTCTACTACCCTAGAGCAAATTACTGAAGCTGCTGATCCACAGCCTGAACAACAGGTTGCTGAACAGCCTCAAGATGATAATTATAGTGAGGAGGAAATCGAGGCTGCGGTCTACACATACCTTAGCGAAAGGCTGGGGAGAGAGATCAATAGCTTTGATGAACTTCAAACAACCCCTGCTGTCGATGAACGTGTGCAGGCTATTGCTGATTTTGTGTCTGAAACAGGTCGTAAGCCAGAAGATTGGTTTACGTATCAATCGATGAATCCGTCTGAAATGGACGATCTGACGGTTGTACGTGTACAGATGTCACAGCAATATCCTAATCTCTCTTTTGATGAGATCAACATGCTTGTTGGCAACAAATACAAACTGGACTCCAACGTCTATGATGACAAGGATGTCCAGATGTCTACCCTTCAGTTGAAGATTGATGCAACGGACGCTCGTGGCGATATCGAAAAGATTCGTGAGTCGTACAAAGCACCAGAAGTTCAACAAGAAGTAAGTGGAAACCGTTATGACATTGACGACAATTGGATTCAGCATGCAACTCTCGAAACGGAAGCAATGCAGGCGCTTGAGTTTGATCTAGGCAATGACAGAACATTTACGTTTGGGCTGAACGATTCTCATAGACAGAATCTGATGCGTCAAAATTCAAACATCAATTCGTTCTTTGACAATTACGTCAATGGCGATGGCTCATGGGATTACGACAAGCTAAACTCACACCTTGCTGTGATTGATAATGTGGACACCATTGTGGCGTCAGCATATCGTCAGGGACTGGGTGATGGGCAGAAGACTGTGGTGAGCAACGCTGCGAATATCTCTACAGATACTTCGCCTAGCGCATCCCAAAATCTAAATCAGGAAAACCCTCTTGCTCAGCAGGTTAGAACTTTGCTGCGTGGAGGTAGATCCAAAACTACTTTTAACATCTAAGAATAACTATTATGGCTAATATTCTTTCAACTCAGCCAGTAGTCGATGCTTCTAATGCAGCGGCTAACGCGGCTGGTAACAAGCCTTCGTTTCGCATTACGCCAGAAACGTACACAACTATTGACAGTCTTATTAAGACTACCAAAGACCACGTCCTTCCAGACTTGGTTGAAACTTACGGTGATCAGGGCATCACTGGATTCTTGAAACTCACTGGCGCCATCAACGCTGGCGGAACCTCTGATCAGTTTGACTGGTGGGAGTTGGGTCGTCGTCACTCTAAGTTGGCCTACACTTCAGGCCACACTACCATCAACGGTAGCGGTGAGACTGTGACCATCAACTCTGCCTCTGACGTTGCAAGCAATGTTCAGGCTAACGACGTTGTGATGGACGCCGCAACTGGTGCTCGCTTTATCGTCAAGTCTGGCGGGTCAGGCACTGGCTCAGCAGCTGATGTTGTTCTCGTCAAGCTCGACGACTCAGCATCTGTTGAAGACACTGATATCGACTCTTCTGGTGGCGGTACTTTGATCAAGCTTGGTAACATGTATGCTCAAGGCACCAACCAGCCAACAGCATATGATGACATTGGTGTTCGCAAGTACAGCAACTCTTACATGATCGTGAAAGGTCGTTACGAAGTCAACGGATCTCAAGCCACTAACATTGGCTGGGTGAACATTGGTGGTGGCGAATACCGCTGGTTCATGAAGGGTGAGCAAGAAGCTCGCGCTAAGTTTGAGGATCAGAGAGAGATGATGTTGCTCTTTGGACAGAAGAGAGACGACGCCACTGGCACAGGCTCTAACCTCGACGACGAGCTCGCTGGTTCTGAGGGTTACTTCTCAGCTATCGAAGACAGAGGTATCGTTGTTCAAAACGCCAATGCTAACCCAATGGATAGCTTTGCTGAGTTTGACGACTTGATCTTGGAACTCGACAAGCAGGGTGCGCCTTCTGAGTACGCTATGTACTTGAACAGAAAGCAGTCCTTGGCTATTGACGACATGCTCGCAGCTGGTATCGCAACTGGAGTGACTGCTGGTTTGCCAGCACAGTTTGGTGCATTCCAGAACGATTCTGACATGGCCGTGAAGCTGGGCTTTAAGTCATTCACTCGTGGAGGTTACTCTTTCCACAAGCATGACTGGAAGCTGTTGAACGATCCAACCTTGTTGGGTGCTGGTAACTTCTTGCAGGGCGCTATGGTGCCTTTGATGAATGTTACTGACGCTCGTTCAGGTGTCAACGTTCCTGCTCTCTCCATGTTCTACAAGGAGGCAAATGGATACTCTCGTGAGATGGAGCACTGGGTGACTGGTGGCGGCGTGTTGGGTCACACCAACAACGGCGATGCTGGTACTGACCAGGCTGCGTTCCACTACCGTTCTGAAATTGGCCTCTGCGTTCGCGCTGCTAACCAGCACGTAATGATCAAGGGTTAATAGTCTTATTGTTTAACTATTAAAACCTAGATCATTATGCCTATTTACTCTCATAAAAAATCAGGAGTACTTAACACTTCAACGAGAGTTGAGGTTAAGGATGGTTTTGTTCAAAACGGCGAAGCTGTGATTGAAATTCTTCAACCAGCCAACAGCCTTGTGACAAACGCATACTACAGACAGATTGATGCAGCAGCTTTTGCCACCAATACAGATGTTGGTGTTGAGCTTGGGATTACAGAAAGCGGCAATGAAATTGCATCTGATGCAACTGACGCTGTTCTGGATGGAGGAACTTCTATTCCTGCAAACTTTATTCTTCAGCTGAACGGAGGAACTGGTGTCACTTGGAACGGAGGCTACTCCGTTGGTGATGCGTCTGGACCTGCTGTTCCAGCTGGAGATGTTTTTGCTGCAGATGATAGAACCCTTTACTTTACAGTTACCACGACTGACGACGTAGTCAACACTCAAGGTAAATACGAAGTAATTGTTGACTTTCAACTTTTCTCTTAATGCGAATGGGTTGGGGAAAGTCCCCAGCCCCTTTGCTTTCTCTTTTTACAAAAACAAAAAAAACCTATAAATATGGGACACTTTGATAAGCTGCAAGCTAAAAATATTGTGGCAGCTGAGGTAAAAGCTAGATATTCACAGATGCCAGTTGTTGCTCTTGGTGACGCTGATGCAACTTTGACTTTTGACGATCACGCAGGCAGAACAATTTTGCTTGGGGCTATTGGCTCTAACAGAACCTACACCTTGCCTTCAGATCCAGATGATGGTGACTGCTATCACTTTGTGTATGTGAACAGTGCTGCTGAAACTGAAAATCATTTGATTTCAGCTGGCACTGGTAACGCTAGATTCTTCTCTGGTGTAATTGCTCACCTCGACACGAACGCAGACAACGTTGCTGTTTATTCTAACGGAAGCTCTAACGAGCTCTTGACGATTACAGACACTGGATTTGCTGACATCTGGTGTGTTGCTGACGGTGCAGAGTGGAAGATCTGGGGTTACGCAATTAGCGCAACAGCTCCAGCATTCGCTGACTAATAGCTAAAGATGCTACGAGAAAGGCCCCATAAGGGGCCTTTTTCTTTTTGCTTATATTTGCGATACCTTTAATGCAATGAAAAAATTCTTCCTGTTTAAGCGTCGTGACGTTAGCGCAACGTCAGCTACAACCTCTGATACAGGAGAGGGACTGGACATCTTAGCTGTGTCTACAGACCAGTTGGCGTTTATGACAGCATCGCTTGGGAAGGTGAACATTGTGTTCAATGATGCCACTATCTACGAGGACAGCAATCTCCTCGATGGGGAATCATTTAAAAAAACAACAGTATCTGTCGCGTGTGAGCAGGGAGGTGAGGCAGCCTTGATAGACTCTATCTTGAACTTCATCTCCTCTGATCGCGTCAAAACAAACGTCATGCGTTTTGATGCTGTCGAGGGCAAAACCAATGTCAAGGAAGCCAAGATAGAATCCTTTACAGATGTGGTGTCAGAGGTCAAGCAGCTCCCAGTTGTGACCACCACACAAGAGATTAGCAAGAGAACCTTTATTGGGGGGACAGCAGCCACGGCTTTTGGAACTGGAAATACCCTTGCAGGTATTGACTTTGGAGATGGCAACAAGCCTTTCATCGACTTTCATGAAGATGGAATTATAGCCAGTGGTAGTAATGTCAATGGCTGGGACAATGCTGGAACAGGTGGCGCTACATATGATGTAGGCAGTGGTGATATTGTAGGCACAATACCTATTGATTCGTCAACAGGCAGAGCCAACAACGGATTGGCTACAACTGCTGCTGATTTTGGGACTAGTGACAATGTCGAACTTGGTGCCACTTACACACAGTCTGGTCCTTTTACGGCATATTGTGTTGTAGGATTGAGCACCGCTGACATAGCTCTTCAGCCTAGAATTGGTTTTGTTTTTCAGGGAAGCGCCGCCACAGGGACAGGTCAAACATTTATGCTGTTAGACGCCTTTGACAATTTAAATTTTAAATTTAAGTTTAGTGATGACAAGGGAGACTTTGTAAGTGCGAGAAAGTTGAACCCCATTATTGAAGTCGATCAGCCTGAAGCAACACAGAGGACAGCATATATATTTGTTATTAGAAGGGATGAGTTCTCAAACCTAGCTGTACACGACCACACTGGTTCTGTTGTGGCTTTTGCAACCGCGAACACAACAGGCACACAACAGCGAACAGATGGGGATGTTATTTTTGATCATATTGGCAACGGAGGGTTTGATCAAAAGTTTACAGGCAATGTTGCTAGAATTGGAATCATTCCAAAAGACATAGGCACATCAGCTGCCTCTGAGTTGGCTATCAATTTATCAAAACGGTATACACCATCATCTTAATTAAATCCTAATGGAACAAACCAAAAAGCGCCCTGGGCGGCCTAAAGCCCAACCAAAAGCTCCTGCTGTAGAAACTGCACCAGTAGCAAAAAAGACTTTGCCTATTAAGCGCAAAGAAGCTGTTAACCCTAACGCAGAGTTTGAGCTTATGCGTAAATCAGGGGTCGTGTACATGCTCCCTCAAAAGGGTGTCACTGTATTTGACTCAGATAGAGACACAGTGCGTGAGCTTCGTTTCTGCCCCAATGAGCCATCTATATGGCGAGATGAGCAGTCAGAGAATGCAACACGACAGTCTGTAATCTTTCGTGATGGCAAGATGTTTGTCCCCAAGGCGCAGCCTAATCTGCGTATGTTCATGGAGAAGCATCCCTTTAACGAAGCTAACGGAGGAAGCATCTTCAGACTTGTAGACAAAAAGCGTGATGCAGAGATAGAGTTGAAGAAAGAGTTCTTCTTAACTGACGCTGTATCTATGGTGCGTGATAAGGACATCCAAGACCTTTTGCCAGTGGCAATGTACTTTGGTGTCAACATCAACGCCCCTGTTTCTGATATTAGATATAATCTTCTTCGTATTGCTAAAACAAAAACGCAAGAGTTTATTGAGTCATTTGACTCGCCACAGGTTAGAACTCGTTCTATTTTGCAACAAGCTGCTGACTATCAAATCATCAAGATGGCCAGCGACTCAGTCAAGTGGTTTGACAGCAACAGCATGATTGTGTCTGTGCCTGTTGGCCAAGAGCCCCTGGATGTTTTGGCAAGATTCTGCCTAACAGAAAAAGGGTCGCCAGTCCTAGCGACACTAGAAGAAAGACTCGAACGTCTAGCATAAAGAGAGGCCCTGCGGGGCCTCTTTTGTTTTCGTATATTTGTGTCATGGCAAGTATTGACAAAGTATATCGAACACTAAAGAACCTAGCCAACAAAGAGCAAAAAGGTTTCATTACTCCTGCCGTATTTAACCGTTTTGCTGTCATAGCTCAGCAGAACATCTACAACGAATTGTTTGAGGAGCTTGTAGATGCTAAAAGAATCAGTCGTCAAAACCTTGATCCAGGAAGAGACAAGTCTGTTCGCAAAAGAACGCTTGAGGATCTATCTCCTTTTGTGGCCAGAGAGTACAATTTGCCAGTCGCCACCACTACCGCCATAAATAATGTGTACTTCAAGCCTGCGAATTTATCTCGTATCATTTCCATAAGCAATGGGAACACAAACACGGGCGGATACAATACCAATAAAATAAACATTGAGATTGTATACGATGTAGAAAAAATGGATAGGATTTTAGGCAGTCGCTTATCTGGTCCTACACAAGCTTTTCCAGTTGCTTTAATATCAGACGAAATCGAGGTGTATCCTAGAAATGCAGTTTCAAAAATTGACCTGATATATTATAGAACTCCTGGAGGGATTACCAGCACAGGCTCTTACACTGACTCTGATCCTCAGTGGATTGCACTAAATACTGGATCAACGCAAGAGCTGGAGATCTACGATCCTACATCCACGATTGATTTTATGCTGCCAAATCACTATGTGTCAGAGCTTGTCTACGAGATGGCAAAACTGATTGGCATCAGTTTGAATGACGCAGCATTGACGCAAGTCGCTGCACAAGAAGAAGCTAGAAGATGAGTCAAAATAAAGTACCGCTTAGTCACATAGTCAGGGATTTTATAATCACCTCTGACGGTGATGATTACGCAAACAATGTTTCTGATAGCGCGATCAGAAACTTTGCCTTAAGAGGTATTAGAGAGATAGGCTTTGATCTTGGTAAGAAGATCAAGTCTCTCAAGCTGAGCATCAACACCACCAACAACACTGTGCCTTTGCCAGATGACTTTGTTGACATCACAAAGCTGGGGGTTGTAGGCAGCGATGGCGTGGTGTATGCATTTGGGCACAATAAAAATCTGAACATGTCTCGCAGGATGCAAACTGCTGATGATACAGTTAAAGATGATAAAGGAAGATATGGTGGTTCTCCTCCTGCCAGCATCACAGGCGCCTCTGATTATGATAGCGCGTCTGAAGGCACCCTGGTGGATGTTTTTTACAATGGAGGGCTTGATCTTAGCTTGAATCAGATTGGCGACCGTGTAGATGAGAAGACGGCAACAGTAGGCGCTGGAAGTCCATCAGACGTAGGGGACAGAGACTACTACATTTTTGAAAACTACCTGTATGAAGGGGGCTTGGGCAGGCTTTATGGTATAGGCGGAGGTCGCATGTTTGGTGAGTACAGAATCAACCTTGACCAAGACAGGATTGAGATTGACACAGACAACGACTACACAGAAGTGGTGATGGAGTATGTGGCTGACGAAGCCAGAGCTGCTGATCCTGAGGTCCACGTCTATGCAGAAGAAGCTTTGCGTTCTTACATGTACTACAAGATTGTAGAGCGCAAGTCAAGCGTGCCCATGGCAGAAAAGCAAAGAGCAAGGTCTGAGTACTACAACGAGAGAAGAAAAGCCAACGCTCGATTGAGTGAGTTTACCAAGACTGAAGCTCTGAAGACCATCAGAAAGAACTTCAAGCAAGCACCCAAGTACTAATGGCAGTAAATAAGATTACACCCCGCGCTCTTGACAAGAGTACGGACTATAAGCTGGTGCCCTCAACAGCATTCATTGATGCTGTAAACGTCGTTATGACGGATGAGGAGGCCACTGAAGGGTTTGAGTACGGAGACGTAGGAGTAATTAAAAACTTGCGAGGAACGAGTGCCTTAGGGTTTCACACAGAAAAAGATGTGATTGCTGAGGGGGATTTCAAAATCATTGGCAGCACCACAGATCACAAGCTCAAGCTGATTTACTTCTTTGTGTATCATGAAGATATGAGTCAACAGGGTGTGTGGGTATATGACCCATATGGTCGCCTATCGTTGCCTGTAAAGTATGCTCAGTACTACAAAGACACCAATGGTATAGCAGATCTTACCCTGACAGACATTGATCCTTACAGACAGGGTGCAATCAAGTGTGTCGCAAAGGGTGACTTCTTCAACTTCAATCAGCACTCTGTTGTCCAGGGTAGTGTTATCTATGGAAACACGCTGAACCTGCCATCTTTGGTTGCTGAGTCTTTGAGGGGTGAGAACAACAGCTTTACCGTTAAGGTTTCAGACAAGCAAACTTTTGAAAAGGATTTTCATCTTTACTTCACTGACAACAACAATGAGCCTAAGAAGCTGAATGTAGCGCCAAGTATGTTTGGCAGATATTTGGCCGCATCATCTGACGCAACATACGAAGTTCAATTTGTTTCTGATGAAGGAGGATACTTTTCTGTGCCAGCAAACAGTTCTTCAGACATAGAGAAGATCAAGTTTTGTCATGCCTGCAAGCCAGCACCGCTGTCAAGACCAACGTTTGATTGGATCGAGGACACATCAAGCAGAGCAAACAACTTTGAAAAAAGCGAAGGTTTCAAGTTTGCATACCAGGTTGTGTATAACGATGGAAGCACGTCAGCAATCTCTCCAAAATCACAGATAGCTGTTACTCCTAGCTTGTTGTTTCAGGGGGCTAACAAGAACCCTGATCATGCGCTTTACAATGTCTGTCAAATATTCATCTCATCAGAGATATTCTCAGGCAACTGGACAGGAGTAAAGCAAGTTAACATCCTTGCCCAAGAAGGCATTGGTCCTTACAAAGTTATTCACGAGGCTAAACAGATTAGTGGTGACGTTGTGTTCAATTTTAAGAACGACGTTGTTGGCATTCCTGTTTCAGAAAAAGAAGAGAACAAATTCTTTGACAGTGTACCTCAAAAGGCTGAGGCTCAGGCTGTAGTGGACAACAGACTGATGTATGGGAACTATGTGGAAGGGTATCCTAACGAGGTTATTGAGGCTGAACTAACCGTTGAATATGCTGAAAGAGGTAGTGAAAACTTTGGCTCTCCCATAAAGTTTGAAAAATCAATCATATCTGACACTCACGACACAAGTAACGAAGGTGATGTTGTTCAAAAAATGTCTGGCTTTAGGATTACGATAGAAGACAATGATTTCCCTGAACTAGAAGTTAATGACACTATAAAGCTTTCGCTGTCATTTTTGCCTACCAATAATTTTCACTTATATAACGCTACAAACTCGTATCATCAGTCAAGACATCTTGGCGTTGAAAATGATGACGGTGACATCGCAAATGGTGAGTTGCAGACTGGACCATACAGTACCTATAATCAGTTTCATCAGACGCCAGAAGAAGCAGGCGCCTTAAATATAACTCCGCTAGGAAGCCTGGACAGTGATTCCTCTTTTTCAGGAGAAGCACCGTCTTTGTATAAGAGTTCTTTTAATGCATTCAAAAACAATGGAGGCGTCGCTGACGTTACATGGAAGACAGTAGATTCTACAGGCACTTTGCCATCACCTACAACAGTAGCATTGGGTACTTCTGCTGCCAATCCGTTTATCATTCCCGCAGCACCCTTAGAGTTTAGCGTTAGATTACGGTGCATTCAAAGCTCAGATAGCAGCACTCTAAGAGCAGCTTTTTATGTAATTCTTGATAAGGTTTTTGGGGATAGAGGTTCTTTTGGGTTTGCTGATTATGATAGCCCTTATTTCGAGGTAGCGGAAAAGAATCCTTATTCTACGATAAATTGGGATCTGCCTTTGCAGAGTTCTCAACGATTTGAAGAGGGGTCAAACATGACAAAGCTGATCAGTATGGTCAGTAACAATACTTCAGGATTACCTGGAGGTCCATACGGTCCCAAGTGTAGAGGTGCAGTGATTGCTAAAAAGGGAAGCGCTACGTTTGCCTTGAGAAAAGCAGAAGAAGAGGAGAGTGCAGCTGATCCTGTGTTTTCTGATGATGTTGCAAATCAAAGATCTAGAGAGTATAAAATTATACTTGACCACATCCCTTCTGAAGGTTTAGAACTTTGGACAGCAATTAGAAAATGGATGCCAAGATCTCCGTGGTGGTTTTTGAGTCCATCATTCATGGAGCAAGTTGCATCTGGAGAAGCGTCACTAGATAACTTTTATGCGTCAAGCATCTATGACGGGGGCACAAACTATGGGCCATATATTGTTGATACGGAGAATCATGTGTTCCAACAGCAATTAAGTGCGTTTGACTTTAATGTTCCAGATCTTGAAGTAAGAGTAGAAAGCGCGTTTTCAAATGTTGGTCACCCAATAAATTCTGGAAGTCTTGAGGGCGCACAGCATTACACCAAAACGTTTGTGGGGTATGCTAGTAGTTTACCCTCTATCCCTGGCCCCTCACCAGAAGGAACCTCATCTGTTTTTAATTACTTTATTACAAGTCAGTCTCCTGAGCAGGTTTATGAGCAAAACGGAATTATTCCTGACGGAAGAATATTTAGCTTGATGAGTGGTGAGGGAGGTCCAGGTGGTGATCTTCCTGGGGATAATTTTTCTGGAAATCATGAACACCCAAGCGAAAGCGATGGAACCAACCCCATCTTAAAGGGTTTAAATTTTGCAAGCTCTGCTTATGGATTTGTGAGTTCGTATTATCCATTTACAGGTTTTGCACCAGAAGGAATTTCCATAACTGGCCCATGGTTTACGGGTCTAATTCACTCTAACAGCTGGATTAGAGATGTTGGGGTTATTTTTGATCCAACAGAGCAAGATGTTGTTTTGTCTGTTGAGGGAGAATTTCAGAATGGTGGCACAGACTATGGGGGTAGAACAACAATGCCTCTTATCCAAGGACCTCCAGGTGGAGTTGTCAGAACAGACACGTCTGCGGCTGTAGTTATATGTAGGGCCAGTGAGTTGTACTCTTACAGATACTCCTCCTTTACTTTTGACGAGGACCGCTCTTGGGATCAATACCCAGGACTAAACTTCACCTTTGCTCTCCAAAACAGTTTTTTAAATTTCTTGTCTACACCAACATTTCAATACACAATATCAAGTGGTGGTTATGTTGGACAAAATCTGTACAGGAGGTCTTTTAAATCTAGCTCAGATCATGATTTTGGAGTGGTGTTTTATGATGTTCACGGAAGAAGGTCTTTTGTAAATCCCATTGGATCTGTATACGTAGAAGGTTTTTCATTAAATGAAAGAGGGGAAAGTAAAGGAACAGCGGCAGTAAGCATAAGGCTGTTAAGCTCTCCTCCATCATGGGCTCAAAAATATCAGATTGTTTATGGTGGAAATAAGTCCATAAGTAACTTTATTCAATACACAACAAACAACGCCTATATAGAGCCCACTAACAACATAAGTGAGGAAGATCAAGAAGCGAGTCTATCTCTAGAAAACGGCAAGATATATGTGTCTTTAAATTTGCTACAGTCATCCTCTATTTCATATGCAAAGGAGTTTGGAGCTAGAGGTGAAGATGGAAGTTTGTCTGTTTACAAATTTACAGAGGGCGACAAGCTTAGAATTATTTCTTACGGCGACTCTGATACGAGGCAATACCCTAATAACGCAGTTTTTGAGGTTGTTGAATTAAGAAATTTTGACCCACTACAGTCAGAGACAAACCCTCTTGTGGCTAGTGAGGTTGATCCAGGAGCAGAGCTATTTGGGGATTTTGTAGTCATATCAAACAATGAAGATGCAGAAGGATTTGCATTCTCTGACTTATTGGGTGGTGGTTCTTTTTGGGATCAAAATGTGGTGTTTGAAATCTTCAGCCCTCAAAAATCTGCAGGAGTAGAATTTCAAGTTTACAGTGAAATTGGAGATGTATACGATCTTCAAATCAACCCATATGGGGCACCAACTTATTCTCAAAACCCTGTATTGGTTTATGAGGGGGATGTTTTCTTTAGGCCAACAGCTACAAATTTAAATTTTCATGAAGACACTCAGTGGACAGACCTGTTGTCAGTAGATACAGACGGAGTTGATGGGGCAACTGATTTTAGTAGCAACTTTCAAAACCTTTTGTTAGAAAGCCCACGATCAACTGACCTCTTTCCATCAAAAATAAAGGCTATAGGAAGGTCGAACGTTGCTTCCACAAATGCAAAAACTGTAAGAAGAGAGGCTGGAATTATCTACTCAGAGAAAAGCAACCCAGAGTCAGACGCATTTAACTATTCTTCTTTCAATGCATCGTTGTTTCCTTTCAAAGACCTTGAAGAAAGGTTTGGAAACATCAACTTCATAGATGAGCTGGGTGGCAATCTGTTTGTCATACAGCAAGATAGATGCACCAAGGTGCCAGTGTCAGCTACCATACTTGCAAATGTCGTTGGTCAGGAACAGCTTATTGCATCGAACGATATACTTGGTAAGGAGCAGGTGTTCTCTGTAACAGCTGGGTGTGATAACAACCCTGAATCAGTTGTTAGGATTGACAACACCTACTACTTTGCTCACAAGAGCTCTGGCAAGGTGTTCCGCTTTGTCGATGGCCAGGGGTTGGAAAACATTTCTGATGTTCAGATGTCCAGCTACCTTAGGTCGAAGTTTAGAAGAGCAATCGCTCAGTCGTCATCAAACAGCAACAATGACGTAAGGATCGTAGGTGGATATGATCCAGTAAAACAAGAGTATCTGCTCACTGTGTTGGACCCAGCTGATGTCAGCGAAACAACAAGTGATGAATCTACGAATGTGCAGGGCTGCACAGATCCATCTGCTATCAACTACAACTCAGAAGCCAACATCAACGACGGCTCTTGTGTATTTGTTGATCTCAGCGCACCATGCCTTCGTTCTGCTGATGTTGACGACAATGGGTTTGGTCTTTGTGTATTCCCTGATATCCCACAGGGAGAGATTGATACTCGCACATTTGTTATGGCCAATGTTGGCGACCAAGATCTTGTCCTAGACAATCCTGTTGTCAATGCCACAAATGCCTTAGGCGCCAATGTTTTTTCAGCAACTCTGGAAAATTACTCAATCCCCCCTAACGGCTTTACCACACTAACGATACAGGCTCTGAGTAATAGTATAGGAGAAGCCACAGCTCAGGTTGTTGTGCCTAGCCTAAACGGAGAGCAAGAAGGTGGGTGTTTGTCAGGAGTCACCTTTGATGTAAACGCCAACATCGTCACATCTGTTGATACTACTCCAGAGGAGTTTGTTGATGTTGCTATCTATCTAGGGGGAACCTTGATTGATCAACAGTTTGCGTCTCTTGGTCAGGGTATATGGAGCGTAACAATTGATCAGAACAGCGTAATACAAGCTGCTTCTAACTCTTTCTCTGGTGTTGGTCCAAGAGCTCTGCTGGAAGCAGAGATATCCATTCCCTTATCTACAGCCCCAATCTTAGATTCAGACAAGATTGAAATCTCAGGAACGATAGATAATGTAAATCCTGAGTTGAGATTTAGTCAAGCACCTGGTGCAGAGTTTTCTGAACTCGTAGAGGAGAAGAAGTTTGAATTTTCAATAGGTGCAAATCAAGTAGGGGGACAGGATCAGCAGATAAGAGTACCCATTTGCAGTGTTAGCTTCCCTCAGCTTACCAGTGGGATTGATGTGTTTGATGTTGATGAGGCAACGGAAGCTCAAGGTGGAAATCAAGGGGTTTACGATATAGGCCAGATTACGTTCAAGAAGGAGACGATTATGGAACACTATCGTCTTTCAACTGCGGTTGGGACTCAGGATCAAGAGGAGTTGGTGTTAAATAACCAAGCATCCTTGAGCTTGATTTCTACACCCATTGAGCAAAGCACTTTCAAGATAGCCAATCTAGATAAAGATCAGAATGGCGTCATATCTTTTGATGACATAGACTTTTTGTTTGCCAACATCCCATTCTACAACGCTGCCCTTGATATCAATGGCGATGGCATTGTAGATGAGCAAGACTACTTGTTGGCTCGTGAATACGTTGGCCAAATAGTTCCAGACGTAGTTACTGGTGATGGCTTGCCAGATGTTCCAGGCCTCGTTCTTAATCTCAGCTGTTATACATATCAAGACGGAGACGCTGTCTGGAGGGATCAAACTGAAAATGACTATCACTTCTTGGCGGGCACAGGAGAGACTCCGCTGCCAATCAAGAACAGTGACGGAAGCATTACCGTTGGGCGTGGACCACTAGCTCAAACACTTGTAGAGGAGTTTGACGAATCGCAACTCAATGATCTTAGGTTTTTTATAAGGCCAGGTGTTGAGTTTGACGATGATGGAACTATTACTCGTAGAGACAAGTTCATTCCTGATACAGATCAAAACTATAGCTACGAGTTTATCTTCAGATATACGAAGCAGCCTATGGAGACCATTGTAGACGTTACTGAAGTTGCCGTTGGTGGAGATGATCTTGGGGATTTTGTAAGTGATACAGGGTTTTACTTCGTCAAGGAGGTAGACATTTTTAGAGGTCACGGACAAATCAATTACAATGCCGCTTTTGATGCAGCTGGGTTTGGTACATCACTCCTGGGTGCATCTGGATATCGACCAGGTGAGGCATACTCAACCAACCCCGTAGACAACTCATATGCTTGCAGTAAGTTTATAGGATATAATAACTATGCAGGTGGCGGTTGGGGCTTTGGAACGAGATACTCTACCCATGCTGTTGCAAATGCCTCTAATACAATTTTTACTCCGTATGAGGGACTGTATAGTCACTCTTATTTTGGCCAAGGCGATGGGGCCAGTTCGTTGCAGGGTCAGTATGGTTCTTTTGGAACGCTTGACTTGGTCATTCCAGGTTACGACTATGGCATTCAAAATGGATATGGTCAAAACTTTAACGGGACGGGGGCAATTCCTTCTGCATCATACAGTAACTATACCAACGAGCAAGAGGTTATAAACGTTGTTCAAGTTTCAGTTGATTGCGAGAACAGCATAGCAAAAATGTATGTCAATGGAGTATTGAGAGATACAACTACGGACAAGGTTGGAATAGGACTTCCCCACATAAACGATTCTGACCTTAATCCTGAAGTCATTAGTGGTTTGGGACCTGGAAACTTTTTGATAGGAAAGTCAACTCAAGGGGGCTGGAAAAGCCCAAGAGGTATTGATGTATATATGCTCAGGGTTTATGACGTAGCCCTTAACGACGACACCATCGAAGAAAACTACCAGTCTTACATTCAACACTACATTCCATCATGAGTCACTTTGAAGGTATAACGCTGGCGTTTTCTCATAGAGATAGGGTGTGGAGGACCAGGTACAGCTTCAGCCCAACTTCTTATGGGTATGTAGACAACCTGATGCTGTCCACAAATGGAAGGCACCCTTCATCTTCTGCGCTATCACCTCTGACATCGAACTCTTTTTGGTTGCACGATTCAAACGAGGATCGCAACAACTTCTATGGGTTTCAGTACAAGATGGAGGTGGCCTTTGTCTCGAACTACAACCCTAGTTCCACTAAGATATTCAAGTCAATCTCTGCTGAGTCCAACTCCACTAAGTGGAAGGGCTTTGTTACTACAAATAACAACCCCTTTACAGGAGAGAATAACGAAGAGTATCAGGTCAGCTCTTTGCCTGATTTTGTGAGAAAGGAGGGTATCTCATACGCAACCATACTGTCGTCTACAGCCAACTCAACGGCCAACCTTTCCAGTGCCTTTACAGCGGCAGATGGAATTGCATTTAATATTGATGTTTTACAGCCAGTATTTTCAAATACATTCTTAGAGTGGGATGCAGATATACTCCAACAGCATGGACAGATTACAGCTGGGGAGGCGTGTTGGGTTGTTGTGCCCACTTCAAACGGTTTGTTTTACATCAAGGGTGACACCTTAGTTGGCATAGAAGGAAACACACCTTCTGTTGCAGAGGGGTACGCTTATATAAAGAGCTTGAATGCGCAGGACCAGACTGTTAGAATTAGGATGTTTGTGACTGAGTCTGCTGCTAACAACTATCCATTTGAGTGGATGCAAGACGGTAGTGATAACGACATTATATCAGACCTCGTATGCATTGAGACACCAGCCTTAACGAACGGTGATTTTATGAGAGGGCAGTACATGAATGTGTACCTCACGAACGATTCAAAGAAGCCTGTTGAATGCTTGGCCTTCAACATAAATTACGAACCCACTAGACTCGACCACAGTTTAGGTCAAAATTCATAAATTTGTAGCTATGGCGTACCAGAAAGAAAGAAAATATGGTAATGGTGGAACGGCTGCTACTGCGGCTGAATTAAATCTGCAGTCCCTTGGTGTGTCCGCTGGCGGCTCAGCGTTTGGTGGTCTTGCTGGTTTGTTTGGAACAGGTCCAAAAGCTCAACAAGAGTTTATTGATGCCGCTGGTGTAGCCAGAGACGACATACAGGCTTTCTACGACAAGGCAGGCAGTGGTGGCTACGACCTTGACCTGACCCTTGATCCCGCTTACAATCAGCTGTATGAGATGTCCAGAACAAGGACGTCTGCAGACCCGCTGTTGAGACAGGGGGCCACAGCAGTTGATGCTCTGCAGCAGGGAGGAGAGAGAAGTTTGTTGGCTGGGATAAACCCTACAACCAGAGCTATGGCGCAGGGAGAGCTCAACCTTGGGTTAACAGATCAGCAGAGGGAGATAGCTGGACTTCAAGCCCTGGGTGGCGCAAGACAAAATCTTTCCACTCAAGAAGCATTGAGCAACAATGCTTTTACAAGGCAGCTTGGATTGAATCAATTGCAGCAAGCTCAAGCGTCTGAAGCCACTGCTTTGCAGAATGTGCAAGACATGAAGATGGCTCGTCAAAATGCTCTTGGTCAGTTTGCTGGGGGTCTTGGCTCCCTTGCAACATTGGGGCTGATGGCTGAACACGGAACAAAAATACCTAAATACATGATGGGCGGTAAATACGAAGATGGGGGCGAGATGAACCCTGGGCTCAAGAAGTTGAAAGAAAATCACCCAGATGTTTTTGAAAAGATCACTGGCAAAGAGGCGGAGCATGGGATGAAATATCCAGGCGGTGGCATGATGCAATACCAGATGGGGGGTGAGGTGCTTGCTCAGATCATGGGTGCCAAAGGAGGACAGCCTCCAGTTCAGGGACCACTGCCTGGTGAGCCATCCCACTCAACAAATCCTATCGACATGATCGACAAGGAGGGTAATAAGGTTGGTGAGGCTATGGGTGGTGAGTTTATCATCAGCGACATCCAAGCAGAAGAGATGATGCAACCATACATGGCTGTCAAAAAAGCCATAGAGGACGAGGAGAGAGAGCCAACAATGGAAGAACTCATGGACATGTACAAGTCAGTTGATCAAGTGTTAGGACAGCCTCAGTTCCAAGATGAGGGGGCTGCAATGCAAATGACATGATCAACAACAACTCCAGGTTTGTACCTAAATACACTCCTAACAGTGTTAAGGAGCTTGTAGCTGCACCATTCAAAGAGATGGCTGCTGGCATGCAGCAGATGGCTGCATCGCAAGCCCAGCGAGACCAAGCGCTCATGAAAGAGCGTCAAGGACAGCTTAACAGGCTGTATAAAGTAGCTGACGGAAAGAGGGAGGGGTGGTCTATGCAGCACAATAAAGAGTTTGACTCTCAGTTTCAACAGTCTCTAGGAAGGGTTCGTAACGCTCCAACACAGGAAATGTCTGATAGACTAATGCGTGAGGAAGTGAACAGGATAAACAGGATATATGGCACCTTTGACTATCACGCAAGAGTTAGGACGGGCAGAAATAGCGGAAGGGATGAGTATACAGAGTACATGGAGGGAGAAAGAAAGTGGGGTGGTACAGGTTCACCTGTTCTGAGCCTGGAGGACTTGAGGTCTAGGGATCAAAACTGGGAGAACTCAACTGTAAACATCAGAACAGAGGACGTCAATGGATATCAAACTGCTGTTGGTGATTACGTAGACCCCAAGGGAAGAAGCGTTAGAGAGTTTACTGCAAATAGATTTATGCAGGAGGAGGTGCCTTACACAGAGCAGACAGACAGTGATGGGGTGACATACCTAGTCCCTCAAAACAATCCAGACGCCAAGGTTGCTGTCTCTGGCCCTGAATACTTTCACCCATTTCTTGGTGACAGAAGCTACTATTTGCCAGACTCTGTTCCTAACCGCGTAACCCCTTTGGAGTTTGCAGATCTGAGTGCCTTTAGAAATCTCGAATCATCTTTAAATAGACAGGTCAACAGCGACGCTTCAAATAAAATCACTCCAGCTCAGGCATCTCAGTCGATGCTTACGAGTATGACAACGGCATACAACTCTAAGGCAGAGTTTGAGCAGTCTGCTATAGCCTTGTATGAGCAAGAGTACCGTGACGAATATGATCCCAAAGACTTTGAGCCAGACCAACAGACTGGTCAAAGCTTAGCAGAGGTAGAGGGTCGAAAAAGCCCCAAAGACTTGTTTCTTGAAAAAGCTTTGGAGGCAAGAAGTGGTTTTAATCTTAGCATTCCAAAGGCATCTTCAGGCACGAACAACACTCTGTTGTTTGCCAATGTCGAAAAGCGCGGAGCCACAGGGTTGCCAGACAATGTCAACTTCTCTGCTGAAGAGTCAGCTAGGTATAACGTATATGGAGAGAAGGCAGAAACACTTAGGGGTCTGGCGGGTGAAGAAAGAATAGATATGGTATTCCCTGAAGAGATCAATCTTCAGTTCAACGGTGAGAAAGTAAACACAGTCAGGATGTTTGCGGACGCTGGTATCATACTTGTTGAAAGAGTCAATGCTGACGATGTGGGGCAACCATTCCCTGGCCTTACTCTCGAAAACAACCTTGACGAGTTGTACGGAGATCTCTTGCCCACGGGCGGCTGGGAAAAGAAACCAGAAGCAAAGTACTTTATCGTCCCCATCTTTGGCAGTGATAGCCAGTACAGCGACGGATTGAGAGCGCTTGAAGAAAACATCGTAAGCGAGTACAAGAGAGCTGGCGACATTGAGCTTGGAGACAAGCCCTTGAGAAACATTTACAAGACAGGAATTTAAGATGGAAGAAGAAGAACTGCTTAAACTGTACGAACAGTACTCTCAATCTGGATTCTCTCAGAACAAAGCATTTAGGCTGATGACTGGCGCTGGATACGACACTCCAGAAGCTAGAACCTATATGGCCTCTCTGTACACTGACGGTCCTAAAAAAAAAAGTCAAGACGCATCTCAAGCGGTATCCAGTACGGAGGAGGTTTCTACGGAATCTACCTCAGCTACGCCTCAGGTTCAGCAGCCAGAGAGTGGAGATTTGGATTCTCCTGTAACTAGTTTTGACCTTGCAATAGAAGATCTTTTTCCTGGTGGCCTGAACGTAGCCCCTGCACAAGCTGACGGACCTCCCAACAGATACAGGGCTACAGCTGGCGGTGCATACAGGATCAATCCTACACCACTTGCCAACGCTGAGCAAGACTACGAGCTTGACAGGATACTTCGATCCATGGGGGCTGATACATTCCATCAGTTTGCCATGGCTTCAGCTCGTCCTGTACAGGCACTAGGTCAGCAAGGAGCTGACGAGTTGTACAAGGGCTTCTTACCTGAAGGGTTGTTGGGGGACATCATACGTCCAGGCGAGGCCACGGTGAATAGATACGGTGAGGTGTTGGACAGGTTGGCCATGGCCTACGTCCTTGATGAAAGAACGCAAAAGGCAGTTGAGGGGGGCATGGATATGGAGCGGGCCCTGCTTGAGAACAAGGACTGGATGAAGAAGTTTGTAAAGTTTTCTGAGGACGACTTTACAGACAGGGGGCCAAACCCTTACAACATAGGCATGAAGAGAGATCTCTTTAACAGAGAGATGAAGAAGGTTGAGAAGGAAGTAGATGCCAAGAGGAGAGAGCTGGAGGTTGACTACGTCAACAACTACTATGGCAAGTCGTTTGTGGATGCTCTGCCTGTAGAGTACAACGAAAAAATCGAAGACCCTGAAGGGAAACAAGTGCTCACCAACGCATCAAGAAGCAAGCTGGCCTCTTTGGAGAAGCAGTTCAAGAGACGCACAGGATATGCGATTGACTTCTCTGGGGACAACAAGGTTGGCAATAGACCACTGTTTCAGGTGAAGCCTGGATTTAGAGGCACGATTAAGTTTGAGGGGGAGGCAGTAGATAAGCTCACAAATAGCTCCGTCAGCGTACTTGATGGCATGACGTATTTGCTGTCACGCCTAGGGGGTGGCATGCTAGGGGCTACTGAGACATACACAGATGAAAACGGAAACGTTGTCAATGTGGGCGAGCTGATGATGTCAGAGGTAGATCTGCATCTTAAGAGAAGTGAAGAAGAGATGCAGGAGCTGAATGAGAAGATGAATGAGTATCAGCTCAATGTCTCAAGCTCCCTGGCAAACGGAGACTTTGCCAGTGCTATGGAGCAAAGCTTTTTGATGACAGCAGAGAGCGCACCATACTTGGCCCCTATGCTTCTTACTAAAAAGCTGGGGATTACAGGCTCTGCAGCTATGTCTACGTTTTTGGGATTGGGGGTCGAGGCAAATTTGATCAAAGAAGACAAGACGTTTGATACGTTCGTCAAAGACGGCAAGAAATACAACTACTACGAAGCAGCAAAAGAAGCTGGAACCTATGACATGACGGAGCTGGAGAAGCAGTTCGAAATAGAGACTGATTACTTCAAGAGATGGGGATTCTTAGGATCTGTTGCTGCAGCTGACTTTGGTGTAAACCTTTCACTGAACAGGGCCTTGATGGGTTCTTACAAGAAAGGTATGAAGCTCGAAGCAGAGAGCTGGTTCAAGGGGTGGGCGTATGGACAGAGAACTGCCCTTGGGGAGAGCGCCATGGCCACCGCAACGTCTATGTTTATCAGGAACTGTGATGAAGCACTCAAGGGGGGAAACATTGACTTTGAGCAGGCGGCGAGTGATGCAATAGAGATGACCATTAGCACAGCTCCGCTGACTATGTTGTTGCACACAGCGGGTAGCGCGGCAAGATCTATCAGGGGCACTGCTGCTACTCCACAAACTGTGCCGCTGAATGCAGAAGAGATGGGTGCCTTGAACAGGCAGGTGCTGGAGTATCAGAGAAAGGTGTCCAAGTCAAGAGACCCCAGGTTTATTGCGGAAGCCAATCAGTTTATCCTGAACAACAGAAGAAAGGTAGCAGATCTGCGTCAGGGCAACGTTGACTATCTAACATACTTGCACGAGAAAGACCCCTCTGCTTTTTTGGAAGTGAGCAACGCCTCTTTGACACTGGAGCGTCTGAAGCTGAACTACAAGAATACGAACGACCCCAACCTCAAGCTGCAATACAAAGAGAATGCAACCGCATTGCTCTCAAGGCTCGATGAAATATACGGGAGCAACAAGGCTGAGTTTGAGAAGTTCCAAGGGACAATTCGTGGTGTAAGAGAGAGGGAGGAAGAGAGAGCTGATCCCAATCAAGTGGGTGGACCTAGAACCAGACAGCAGGATCAAAGAGTCCTTGACGAGCTCACCACGCCACAACAAAGAACAGACACTGACCTTATCCCAATAAAGCCAGAGCCAGATCCTACGCTGTCACCTTACGCAAAAATGAATGACAGGATGGCTGGCCTGAGACGCATTGGTCAAAAGGCAAGAGAGAAATTTAATCAGTTTTTCAGAAGCAGTGGCGGTATAGGCAACAAAAACATTGAAGAGGTTGTAAGGTCAAAGCAGAGGCTGGACTCAGGATGGATAGACGAGGTTCAGTTTGATGCTAGGCTTTGGAGACAACTGCTGAAGCAAGTAAGAAGACCAGAGGGTCTTGCTGGCAGGAAGAGAAGCAAGGCAGAGATGCAGGTTACTCAAGAGGCTATGTATGATGTCTTGACTGGCAAAGCCAAGATGGAAGACGCTAGACTCATGGACCTGACGCCTCAGCAAAAAGATCAGCTGCAATACTTCAGAAGTCATGTAGACAGCCTGTCTAGTCAACTTATTAAAACACTGCAAGATGCACCAGCTGGGTCTCCTGAGAGCATGAAGGCACGCCAAGAGTTGATTGAAAAGATTCAAAGAAACAAAGGGGCGTACTTGACGCAGTCTTACGAGCTGTTCATGGATGGTGGCAAGAGACTTGACCTGCTCTTGGGGCACAAAAAGGACATGCCAGCCAACATCAGAAAGGCATACGACGATGCTGTTGAGTTTATTGCAGATCAGTTTGACAACGACATCACCTCAGATACGCCCCTCACAAGGCAACAAAGGTTGCAGCTTGCTGACCAAAAGCTTGGGCAATACCTGCAAAGGCTGAAGGGGGGCAAAGAGGGGACATCGTTTGGTATCCTTGGGGCCATTGACGCACCATTCCTGAGAGCTAAGAAGAATGATTTGGCACAGCCAATTCAGCAGTTGTTGGGCAAGATTCAAGACCCAATGAATGCTTACTTGACCACCACATCTAAGCTCAACTCTTACCTGGCAAACACAAGATGGCAAACAGAGTTGTCCATGGTTCTAAAAGAGTCTGGGATCAGTCGTCTTGGACAGGAGTTCTCTGGTATGACTTCAGACATGGGGCGCATGGTGCCCTTGGTTCCTGACGGTGACCGTTGGCTGCCACTTACTCAAACCTTTGTGCCTGAAGGATTTAAGACAGCCTTTGATAACTTGATGCCCCTGAAGAGCATTGACAACGACATCATGAAGTTTGCCGTTTCAGTGACCTCAGCTGTCAAGGTTGGTAAGACTGTCTTCTCTCCCACCACCACATCAAGAAACCTGGTGAGTGGTACGTTCCTGGCTATGGCGAACGGGCACCTCCCTGTCAACCCAGCCAACCTTGGAAAGACCATGGATGCTGTCACGCAAGCGTGGGGTGCCAGTGCAAAGCGAGGAATCAAAGGCAAAGGTAAGTATGCTGACTCTGTATGGAGGGCAGAAAGAAAGAAACTCATCGAGATGGGTATTCTTAATGACGGTGCCAACTCTGGTGAACTCATGGCCTTTATCAACGACAGCATGGGTGGTGATATCAAAAGGATTCTGAAAGGCAAAGGGAGGACAGGTATCAAAGACTTCTCTCAGAAGCTGTACGCATTTGGTGACGACTTCTATAAGGTCAATGGATACTATCAAGAGCGAAAAGCTTTTGTTGACTCTGGTATGTCCGTGGCTGAGGCAGAAGCCCAAGCAGCAGCTCGTGTAAGAGGGGGCTACCCCACATACAGCTACATCTCAAAGGGTGCAAAGCAGTTGAGAAGGTTCCCTGCCGCTGGTTCGTTTGTCTCGTTCCCTTACGAGATGTACAGAACTACGGCCAATCAATTCAGATTTATGGCTGAAGACTACCAAGCAGGTAGAACAGGCATGGCTATGAGAAGGGCTATGGGCTTGTTGACGTCTGGTGTAACAGGCTATGCTCTGTCTGAGTACAGCATGGACAAGCTTGGCATGACGGACCAGGAAGATCAAGCGATCAGAGCCCTTGGTCCTGGATGGCAGAAGCTGTCTCAGCTGGTGTACTTAGGGACTGAAGACGGTTCACCCATGTTCATGGATGCGTCTTACGCCTTGCCCCACGAGGTGGTCATGAAACCAATAAGAGCTTTGTTTGGATCTAATCCAGACGATAAAGACCTGATGGACAACATGATGACCGCTGTTGGCGAAGTGGTGAAGCCTTTCATTGATCAAGATGTTACAACACGCTTTGTCAGTGGCCTTGTAGGAAACAGAAATGAGAACGGTCGAGAAATCATCAGCCTGTCGCCAACTGAAAAGAAGCAAGGATTTGGAGGGCTCTTTTCAGCATGCATGGATGACAGCGCGAGAGGCACTAGAAACTGTTACAACGTGCTTGCTCACTTCATCAAAGGTGCAGCACCTGGTGTCGCCATCAACGCTGCTGAATTTTTGAGAGCTGGAGCGATAGAAGAAACGTATGAACTTTTGAAAGGTGAGGAGTTGCCCAACGGTCACCCACTTGAAGAAGCCCAGGATGCGTTCCAGGATTACTTCCCTCAGAAAACCAGCTACAAAGAGTACACCATTAGGGATGCGGTGTATGCTTTCTTTGGAGCTCGTGTCAGCTACATGCCCCTTGATGTAGCAGGGGCAAACTCAATCAGAGAGTGGGACTCACATGCCCAAGACGAGATGAATGAAGTGTGGCATCTGACCATGCCACAGCCTGAGCTGACCATGCCTGGGGAGATTGATGAGAGGGCAGCAGAGTACATCTACCAAAACAACGAGGCGCAGAACAATATCCAAAGAACAGTGGATCTAGTTACAACACTGGACATGGAGTTAAAGGATATCGTCAAGATGTTGGATCGAGGGGGTATACCAGAAAAGGAGATGGGCTTCTACCTAACAGACAGATATGTATTCCCTCCCTTGATCTCTCAAGAACAAGTACAAAACCACATAGAGTCGCAGACCTGGACAAAGGGAATAACCACAGAGGAGAGAATAGAAATAATCAAGGCTGGGTGGAGAAACGCAGGGCAGTTCAACAGAGCTGTAGCAAACGGATATAAAGAAACACTGAGGGACGCAGGTCTTTCTGAATCAGAGATTGAAAACAAACTAAAAGAAATGAGAGATGGCCTTGGAGAAACAAACTACGAAGATTAAAGACACAGGCTTGGGCAAGTGGCTCAAGTCAAAAGCACCTAATGTGCTCAATGTTGTTGGGGACTTGCTGCCAGACAGCGGCGGTCTTGGTATTGTAAAAAATCTTATTGATAAAGATCCTGATGTCAACACTGACGAAGGTGTGGCTGCTGTCGATGCAGAGATTCAGTTCCAGAACAACGTGACTGAAAGATGGAAGGCTGATATGGGCAGCGATGTCAAGCTGGCTAAGCTTATCAGACCAGTCACTTTGATCGCATTGATGAGCATGTTTATGGTGACTATGTTTATAGACAGCATGGACAACGTCGCATTTAACGTCAAGGATTCTTATGTAGATTTGTTGCAGGTTTTAATGCTAACAGCATTTGGTGCATACTTTGCTGGTCGCACCATAGAAAAGGCAAAAAAGTAAGTCATGAAAGTCAGGTATGAACATGGTGGTGAGCACGATCCAATCAAGCAGATCTTAGCAAATCAGTTGGCGGCTGACAGGGCAGACCTTGGCTTTTCTGCAAGCCCCTCAATGCAGTTGTATGGGTTTGAAGATGGGCCCGTCAACATGAGACCAGACTTGCTCTTAGATGTTTTGGGTGGGCCTGCAACGGTTAAGGCAGGTGTCCAGGGCATCAGACAACTCATGAAAAAAAGCCCAGAGCTTTACAAAAAGTTGATGGGATCTGGAACTAAAGTAGTAGATGATGCTGCAAAGCAGGGTGGATTTGATCCCACAGATATTGCTGCTTTGAGGAAAGATGGGGTTTCTGAAGAAGAGATCATGAAGCTTGTGAAGGGCCCCCAAACAAAGATGACAAAGAAAACTGCTGACAACACTCAGGCTTACATAGAGCGCATGAAGAAGCAGAAGGTTCAGAATCAAGCCAACAGAGCTCTAAGAGAAGCGGCACGGGACGAATCTCAGCAATTCATAAATATGCAAAGAAGACTTAGCGAACTTGGGATGGAGGCTGCGGAAGCAGAAAAGATTGCACAAAAAATCTTCAAAGAAAACGTAGATGACATCTTTACTCAGGCAAGAATAGATGACATGGTGCTTGGTAAGGGTGATCAACTGGCGAAACAGCTTGGACCCACTATGCAGGAGCTGTACAAAACAAACAGGGGTGTGTTCGATGCCATTTATAATGAGCTCATCCAGCCTGTTACATCTAAAAAAATAAGCGGCGCGGTGAACCCACGCATGAATCAGTTTGGTGGCAAGATAAATGTGAGAAAGGCATGAGGTGTTTGTTGTTTATGCTTCTCCCTTTGTTTGCTACTGCTCAGACAGGGTGGGTCTCTATCTCTATACAGGGTGATGCATACGGCAACGAAACCACATGGCTACTTCGTGATTCCAGCGACGCAATTGTTGCAGGATCTGCACCCCTGCAGGGGGAGTATCCCTATGTTGAGGCTTTTCTTCCTCTGCCTGTAGGTGATTACACCTTTACTATCTACGACTCTTTTGGTGATGGCATTTGCTGTGACTTTGGTGAGGGTTGGTTCTCAATCAACACTTGCGTCTTAGACACCACGGTGTACGACTTCAACGCCTCAGAGCAAACCATTCCGTTTGAGGTGCTGGCATGCCCCCCACCAATCTTTGGATGCATGCAGCAGGGAGCTCTGAACTACCATCCCTGGGCAACCGCCCCTGCACCCTGCGACTTCCCTCCTGTACAATGCGAAGAAGGATACAACAACATCCTTGTCACAGTTACGCCTGATACTTATGCAGCTGAGATCAGCTGGGATCTAATCACAATCCCAGATGGTGAGGTCATTGCAGAGGGGTCAGGCTATTCTATTGTAGGGGCTCCCATTGTAGAGGCTGTATGTCTGCCCATTAGTTCAGAGTTCAAGGTAAACGTGTACGACACATTTGGTGACGGCATGTGTGGTAGCTGCTATGGCGGAGTGGATGGCAACCTACTTGTTTCCAACCTATGTGGAGAGACACTGTACTACGTAGGCGACACCACACAGTACGAAGTAGTGTCAAGTGATACTATCGTGATCGACCCATGCTTCCCGCCCATACCTCAGGGATGCACAGACTCGTGGTTTACAGAGTATGACCCTGGTGCTGTTATCGACGACGGTAGCTGCCAGACAGAAGTGATATTGGGATGCACTGATCCTCAAGCAATTAACTTCAACGAGGATGCCAACACACTAGAGACAGAGAACAACTGTGACTTTACTCTGACACTTACAGACGGCGCAGGCGATGGATGGTTTGGCAGCTGGATTGGCGTGCAGCAAGGTGACGAGATCTGGGGGCCTCTTACGATGCATCCTAACGATGAGTTTGAGAAAGAGATTCAGATTCCCCTTTACTCTGGAGAGGCAGTCAGGGTCATGTTCTTTACGCAGGGCAACGCTGAGACAACAGCTTCACAGTGTGGTTTCTACTTCGATGGACCCAACGGTGTATTCATGGAAGGCGGAACCAACCCATGGTCAGACGCCATCAAAAAGTTTCCGTTCAAGTACGATGGTGTGCCTGTGTGCGGAGACTTCTGCGAGCCTGCTATCATGGGCTGCACGCTTAGCTTCGCCTGCGACTACAACCCTGAAGCAAACGTTGACGGTGACTGCACGTTTCCTATCGAGTACTATGGATGCGACAACGAGTGCATCAACGATGCTGACGGCGATGGAGTCTGTGATGAGCTGGAGGTCGAGGGGTGTCAGGACTCAGAGGCATACAACTACAACGAGGATGCCACTGATCCAGCTGATTGTGAGGACGTTGTGTTTGGGTGTACAGATCCCATCATGTTTAACTACAATGAGGAGGCGAACACTGAGAACAACAGCTGCGTGCCGTTCATCTACGGATGTACGATCCCTGAGGCACTGAACTACGACCCTACTGCCAACACCAACAACGGTAGCTGCGAGCTACCCATGCCTGGGTGTATGGACCCTGACGCTGCCAACTACAACGTGTACGCCAACGTACCTGCGAACGAGGACTGCCTGTATGATGCGGGGTGCATCACTGGTCCTGGCGAACCATACTGGGCCAACGACTACTGCTACTCGTGGGTGATTGAGGTTGATCCCTACTGCTGTGAGGTAGGATGGGATGCCGTTTGCATTGAGATGCACGAGTACTGCAGCCAGGGTGTAACCAATGTCGAGGCTCTGGGCTACAACTCAATTCAGATATGGCCCAACCCAACATCTGGTGTGCTCAACTTCCAGGCCCCCGCAGAAGCATTTGCAGACGTTTACAGCCACTCTGGGCAGCTTCTGATGTCATGGCAAGGAGATAGAGAGATAGACCTTACATCGCTGCCTAACGGCTTGTATGAGATTGTCATCAACTACAAGGGCAGAATTAGGGTTGAAAGAATCGTGAAGCAATGAGATACCTCGCAACCACATTGCTGTTGTTGATCACCTTCAACGTGTCAGCACAGGCAGTAAAGAAAGCATTTAAGTTTGCCACCTTCTACACCGCCTTCAGTGGTGGTAACTCCCTGTCAGACAGAGAGGTCTTTTCTGTGGCCAACGGCTTGCAAACTGACATTGTAGAAACTCCGTTTGACTTTGCCCTTACTGCAGGCGTTCGCAAGATCGCACGCTTTGGATACGAGAACAGAGCCAACACATTCTACAACGGAACAGAGAAGTCTTACGGAGACGCCGCCACCATTGGTAAGGTGAGTGGCTTTGAGTTCTTGTTCGAGGGAGACTACAGGAGACAGCAAGGGGTCAACTACCTAGACCAAGACTACTTCCTTAGGTATGTGGCTGACAAGTGGATCACCAAGGTGGAGTTCCTGCAGGATGGATTCGCTGACGTCAGGTACTTCGAGGCATCCCAGAGAGCCAGGGTCAAGCTTGGTAAGCTGTCCCTCAACGCTGGAATCATGCAGAGATTGTCAGAACCCTATGGTTACGATCCTTTGAACGAGTGGTTGCTAGACAACAATCAACTTCATTTTACTTCACTCGCTCTGCAAGAGGGATACGATATTGATGTGAACACAGGTGAGTTCTTCAGCCCTGATGGGACACTCGTTGCTAGTAGCTACGAGGTGTGGGAGGAAGTTGTTATCCCCCAGGCGCTCGAAGATTACGTGAGCAAGAAGCGTGGAGAACTGGACAATCAATGGGTTCATTCTGTGGTGGTTGGCTTTGACTACTATCACTTCACCAAGAACTTTTGGGTGCATAGCTGGGCCAACCTGATCCCCTACCACCTAGACACAGATGGAGAGTACTCGTATCATAGGTTTGTTAACAGCGGGCAGTGGATAGACTACTCTGGGGGTCTTATATTTGGTAAGAGGTTCAATAAAAGTTTTGGTGTATTCGCAGAGGGTAAGTATCATAAGTACTGGGACAGGTCATGGCACGACTTCTCTCTGGGAATCAACTATGTAATAATTTGATATGGCTCAGCAGATAGGGGAGGATACGAAGATCACACTAGACCTAAAGACCATAGGTATGGCAGCCGCAGGGATTGGCACAATCGTAGCCATGTGGTTCGCCCTGCAAGCAGACATCGCAGAGGCAAAGGAACTGCCTGTCCCCCCATCTCCAGATATCACGCGCATGGAGTTTGACATGAAGGATCAGCTAGTCCGTCAGACAATCATGAGTACACAAGAGGATATCACTGAGATAAAAGAAGACATTAAGCGTATCGAAGAAAAAATAGATCAACTCAGATGACCTATGAAAGCTTTAGCCACCTGCATACTAATCTTACTTTTTTCCGCCGCAACATACGTTTCTGTACCTGCAGAGGATGAAGTTTGTGAATCAGGTATTTGCGTAGTAGAGTTTAACGCGAGCTTCAATGCTCAAAACAGTGTAGAATGGATCGAAAGCCTCAGCGACTGCGTCACAAACCGTGTAGACATTGCCTCTGCACCAAGCCTTCAGCAGGAGCACAAGATTGTGGTAGTACCCACGATCGTTGTATTCAACGAGGGAGAGGAGGTGAAGAGATTTCAGGCGAACATCATGATGACGATGGAGGCCAGCAAGGATGACGTACAGGGGGCCATCGACGAAATATTGATGAGCGACTTCTAACTCAGTATTTTTTATCGTACTCCCAAACTCTGTATGACACCAGAGTCTTGATGTCGTGAAGCTTGAGAAGAGAGATGACGTCTTTCTTCCCCTCCCTTGTGTATCTCTTTAGGTAGGCGTTCTTGTACTTGGTAACTGCCTCGTCAGAGACGTGCTTCTCGCAAAAGAATGCCAGCTCTTGCCTGTCTACTATGACAAACCCCCCTTCTTCTGGCATGTCGAACGCGATGATGGTGGCACCACCGTATAACCAACCTTTGTTCCCTCTCACGTTTGTAAACTCACACCAGATTTGATCTGGAAGGTTGTTGCCCTTGACATCGACACCCCACCGCTTGCCTGCTGGCGACATAGCCAACCAGTAGTCGATATGCTCATGCATATCCTCCGTGTGACTGGACTTGGTGACCAACAGCCCCTTGTGTCTGGCTGCCCTGAGAAACCTTATCTCTGCGACCCTGCCAGTGCTTGACTGATACTCACTGCGACTTGGCTTGATGTTCATCGATCAGAGTTTTAATCAGGTCAAGCTCCTGATAAATTTTGCTTTTGCTTTCGAGCACCTCTCGATACACCTTTTCAAAGTCCTCTTGTGGATAACCCTGGTTGTCGTGTATGGCTTCATACAAGTCATCTACGACCTCATGGATGCGGTCGCAGGCAAAGTGATACATCCAACTAAGCTCAGATCTCTCCATTCTTAATAGATGCTAGTATTTCCTGGATGGCGTGGTCCACTTGCTCCCTGTTCTTAGCTAAAAATACAACATCTGGGGCCTGTTTCTCCACCAAATGTTTGAGGAACAGCTTCCATCTCATGGGGAAGTCATGATGCGATGGCAGATACCCTTTCGTTTCTATGACCCACGCATGATCCTTACCCACAAAATCAGGCTTGTATGTGATGGGCAGCACAACAGAACCTGTCTTGTCCGTCATGTGCTTTGCCCTAGCCGTCATCTTGAAGTACTTGTTGGGATATCGAAACTTGTCTTGCAGTTCGTAGGTGTGCTCTTCATAATCGAAAGCCAACCCATTCTGTTTCAGTTGATCCGCACAATACTTTTCGATTGCAGATGCGTATCTTCCCAAGCTTTTCTTTCGAGAGGTCTTTCTGCTCCTCTTCGCTTTCTTTCGCATGAGTCAATATACACCATCAATCCTTCAAAAAGCTGGTGTTCAGTGGCATTTGTTTTTCACTCTCATTAAATGATAACGTGTCGAACAGTGGCTTCTGTGCTGCCCAGCTAGTAAATCCTGTATGTGATAGGTTCATAGTCATGCGGTAGGGCTCTTCCAGTGGCGTGGGTCTACCACCTGTCTCCGTCACCCTGACTTTCCTGACGTGGAACTCAGTCATCTTCCTGATGTTGTGGTCTGGAGACTGCACCTTCCTGTGAATCGTCACAAAGCAATCACACCTGTTCACAAACTTACCCCCTCCCTCTGTGTCCTCTGCGTATGGGGCGATGGGCAATCCGTCTGGGCCTTTGCGACGTTGAGCCTCTGTAAATGCGTGGGTGTTGACCCATACAGCGATGTCGTTAGCCTTGCTGAATGTCAAAAACTCTGATGCTGCCTCGTAGTGGTAGTCGTGTGGGGTGATGCTGCTGTTTCCAAGGTCCAACTTCAAGCTGTTGTATGGGTCCACGAATATGCCATCGAGTCCACGCTCACGCATGATCTTCTCCATAAACAAGATGATGTCGCTGTAGCTATACACCTGGTTGTTGTTGATGATCACAAAATGCTTCTGCACCCATTCGTATGCCATCGTTCGCTCGTGGTAATTCATGTCAGTCACCTTCTTGTTCATGGCAAACTGCATGAGCTCCATCTTCACAGACGCCGTCTGGTTCTCGCTAGAATATATAGCCCACTTCCATCCGTGCTTGATTGCAGCGTTCACAATCATGTACAGCACCGTGGTTGTCTTTCCCACATTGCTATGTCCATTGAGGATGACGAACTCCTTTTTGTACCTGAAGTATTCGTCCAACGCTTCATCCCCTGTGGGCAGTCCAAGCTCAATCAACCCCTGACTGAAGTCATCAATCCACTTCCAGTCCACATCGTCTGATGCAATGAAGGACATGTCCCCATCATTCAACTGCATCTCCCTCTCTACTGACTGCTCCTCACGCATCAGATCCCTGATGGGCATCAGCTTCCCGTGCTCAAGGCCATCACGTATCGTGTGCATAGCCTGAGACTCACTGTCAATGTCTCTCTTGGTTATTTCCCTGATGAGTACACGAACAGCCTCGTCCTCCTCAATGCGCCCAGCTGCAACGTATCCACCACAGAGCTTGGACGCTCTCAATAAACTCGCATGCTTGTCACCGTCGTCAGCATGACGGATCATACGGGCCGCCAGGTTTAGGCGCATGTAATCTGTGTGATCCCCCTTGACCTCTATCTTCTCCTTCTCCTCCCTGTTTTCTACGAGCAGCCCAGCAAACTTTTCGTGATTTTCCTTGATCACAATATCTGGGTCGTATGACTCAAAGCAAGCACGAGATTCGTTGATGCCTGACTCATCAACGTCCAACCCATACTGACTGTCAAAGTACTTTACTAGTGCTCTAAAATGATCCCTGTGTCTTTCAGGGTTGGTGATCTTCACCAGAGCCTTGACGCCATGGCCACTGGGTGATACCCAACAGGACTGCACATAGTTGTCTGTCGCTAAGGATGTCTTGGTGCTGTCTACATCAACATGATCGAAGTCCAAAACGATAAAGCCAGAGTGCTCAAAGAGAGCTTCGTCAGCGCGTTCTGAAAACTCACCACTCCAACATACAACGGGTAGTTGCTTCTTCTTCTCAGTCTCTCCGTCTCTTACATCACTTATGGTCGTAATCGACTTCCCATCCTGAATCCTTGACAGTGCTTGTTGTAGACTGACGTGCCAGGGGTTGGTCTTGTCGTAGACGTTCTTGAATATTGTTACTTTCATTTTCCTTTGCAATCATGAGCAGGATCATATATCCTACGATGTCTTTAAGTGTGTCCTCCGTATCCTCTACGAGCCCACTGTTTTGTATCCGTTTTAGTTTTTCATCAATGCGAATCTTGATGCTGCTGCTCGCACTCGCTTGACTGAAAATACTCAGGGGGCTGAGGGCCGCGTCACCATAAGCTGCGTTCTTCTTCAGAAGCAAGCTTTTAATCTCCTCACACTTTTTCTTGATGCTGTCTTTTGTGCTCATCTGTAGTCAGGTTTGAGTATGAAATACGTTTCTTGTCAATGATGTCCCTCACAATGATGTGCTTATCTGATTTCGCATTCTTTCCATACAGCTCTTGTCCAAGCCTGTGCATGGTTTTGCTGTCATACTTGCGAATGTCCGCAGGCGTATCAAAGACGGATACTATCCACACGACACGCTCGTGTACAACCTTCTTTTTTTTGAAGGCGACACGAGCGGTCATGTAATAGATAGGAGCTTTAGAAGGGGAGGTCATCCTCCTTCTGCGCTGCTTTCTTAGCGCGTTTCTCCTTCGCAGCTTCGCTGTTAGGATCGTACACACGGCAGCATGACTTGCCGTTCTTAGACATGAACATGGTCAGGTAGATGTTGCCACCTTGTCCTTGTTCGTTACGCGATGTAGCGTACTTCTCAATCATCTCCTTCATCTCGTGGTCTTTCAGACGCACGGTCCAGGCAATGATGTTTTTGTTGTCGTCCCGCAAGGGCTCTTCAGCGTATCCACAGAGGACGCTGTCATACTTTTGATCGCTCATAGTATAGGGTTTAATTAAATAGTTGGTGTAAAAATAGGAGAATGGATAGGGCACATGCCACCCAGAAAACTTGGGTGATTACAATGCCCACACATTCAGACAATAAATTCAGCAAAATGCTCTTCAGAGTTTTGTTTTCCATTCAAATAATTGTTGATGTTCTCAAGGGCTTGATGGAATTTCATCTCACCTCTGAACATGGTTTCTTCTGAACACTTGACGTTAGCTGGGTAGTAGGGGTATGTCTTCTCTTGCACCACCCAGTAAAAATCTTTGATACCAAAGACCTTGCTGTAGATGTATGCTTGGATGTCATAGCTGAAGCTGTTGACATCATACCTGAACTTGTCTATGCTGCGCGATGACTTCGAATCAATGATGCGATCATCTTGTAAGCAATCCAAGAACCCCTTGAGTGGCACCCCATCCAGGTCAACATTGAACTCAACCTGGAACTTACCACCATCGAATTGTGTGTAATACAAGCCACAGTCTTTGAGTCTTGTGATCATCGTCTTGGCCTGATCCCAGTCTTCCTGTGATACAAGCGTTTGATCCGTGTTCTTCGATGCTTGTTCTGCCTTCCACTCTTTGTATCGCTTTGTGCTTCTAGGATTGCGGCCACCAATATCAGCAACCACATCGCTGTCGTCAAGAGTATAATATAACTCATTGGCTTTGTCTGGTTCGAACAACAGCATGTCGTACAACGTGCCAAAGCGTAACGCATCTGACTCTTTCTTCAGCTCACCCCTCATGTACATCTCCCACAAACGCATGTCTCCAAGCGCATGCTTAATAGAGCTGTATGAAAGGTGTGGCTTACCCACTGCCTGTTCGAGCTGCTTTCTCATTCTGAGATGCTGTATCGTGCAATCTGAGTGGACTCCCCGTGCCTGTTGGGGACAGACACAAAGTCTCGTTCGATTTCGTAGCTCATCTCTTTGATGTCATGGATGCGAGCCGCTAGGCGGTAGCACCCAAGATCACGCATGGCTTCAAGAGCTGTGATAGATCCGTGGTCACGGATGTATTCCACAATACGAATGGCTTGATTCTGTCTCATCGTACAAACTTCTGGAGTCCTGCCACCTGCTTGTCCGTAAGCTGTTCACCATACTTCTTGGTGATGGCCTGGAAAGCTTTCTTCTTGTCTGATTGAGACTTGATGTACCCTACAGCTTTGTCCATGATGTTTTCGACGGGGGCATCAAGGGCTTTCGCAAGTTTCTGTACAACAGGATTGTCCACGAGTTCTTGCTGCTTCGCAATGGCTTCTTCCACTTCATTGGCCGAGGCGATAGAGGTATCAATGCCGATTCCGAGCATGGCCAATGAACGCCCAACGGCTGATGTTTCACAGTTTTCGACATAGCTAGTCTTGTTGATGTTAGATGATCCGCGCTCCTCGTGGGCATGACCCACAGCCACCACACGCCCCTGCTCATTGGCAATTGTGCATTTGCAAACGCACGTCTTGTCGTCTAGCATGGGGAAGTCTGTTGCTATCGTCCAGTTTTTGTACTGCTGCTCTTGTCGAAAGAACTTGATGCGTTCGTTGACTTCAACGTACTGCTTGCCACGGATGTTCGTGGTCTTGAATTTGTAGTTTGACATTGAGTTGAATTGAATTGTTGTGCAAATCTATGTTGAAAGTTATTTCTGTGCAAGTCCCTTGTTCTGTTTGGCTAGAATCCTGCACTTCATGTCCATCAGGCCAATGATGACTCTGTCTATGTCCTCAAGGGCTCTGCGTGGACTGATGTCTACGTTGTATGACTCATGAAAGATGGGTGCAATGTCCAATCCTCTTGTCACATTATTCACCACCTCAACTGCTGTTGCATACTTGTTGCGATACGCGGGTGAGAACCTGATCATGGGTTCGTGCTCTTTGTTGTAGTGTACGATCGAGCTGTGGTCCTTGTCGAACAAAGCACCAATACTGGCGTATGACAGGTATGGTCGAAGGGCGTTCGATACAGCTGCACGGTGTTCAACCATGGGTCTGTATCGTTTGACATCGTCAATCTTTTCCCCAATCTGTCTTTCATATTCCGCTCTGACCTGAACGGCTAACTCACTCATTATTCCTCTCATTGTGTTGGTGCTTTGCAATCTCTAGGATTCGCAAATATGTGGCCAACACCTTGAACGTGTCAAGTACAGACGTGTGGAATTTTTCGATTTCCTCAAAGCTTAGGCGGTCTGACTGCGACAAACCCATGTCATCAATCAGTTCTTCTCCTGCCAAACGGGACTTGAGTTCGTCCACCACCACGCCAATGGTGATGCCAGCAACATCTACAAATCCATCTGCTACCTCTGAACCGCTTTGATTGAGCCAGTCCTTTGCCCCCATCTTGAAAACATCAAGACGTACAAGCTTTCCTGCGATGATAGTGGAGTGCTCTCCATCCTGTTCCTGCTTGTCTACGATTTTGTGAATATTTTTTTGTGTCATGCTTTGTAGCTGTTTATATGTTAGTTTGTATATAGATATATAAGCTTATATACTGTTAAGAAGCAGGTGGTTCATCCTTTGATTCATTCGAATCATCATATCCCTCTGGTCTCCAACCACTTAACAGCTTCCTCTTAGTGTACTCCTCCAAGACCTGTGGGTTATCTTTCAAGAATCTCTGCATTTTACGTCGCCTGGCTCGCGGCGTGTGATCGTTCCTGCCCACGTCAAACTGCGGGACAGATGGGGGTGTGTCTTTCTTAGGCATAGATTCCTCTTTTGTGTGTGAACATGGCATTCAACTGCAAGCCATCTCTGTTGTCGTGCGTGTCTGTAAACCAGTGCGGGTTCTTCCGTGGGTTGTACTTATAGTGCGTCATCTCATCAATGCTGTATGATTTCATGCTGTAGTCCGCGTCCCAGACGGCGATGTTCTCGCACTCCACCCACGCACAGACCGTCTTGTTTTCTCCATTAAAGATTCTCTTGGCCGTCGCGGGTTGATTGCCAAGCTTGCAGTCTAGCATCTGAATGCTGTACGAATCAGGCTCGTAGTATTTTTTGGTGCCTCGCTTCTTGTCGAACACCTGCCACTTCATGTAGTTCTCACCTTTGGCCAGGTGGAATCGCACCCTGTATCTTTTCATGTTGCATGAATTTTAAGCATTTAGTTTTTCCATTTGGTAATTTGCAAGCTTCTCGAAATTCCTGACCCCTGTGTACATGTCATACCACGTCCTGTCTTCCATCTCATCCCACAGGAAGTCAATGGTCCTGGCTGATGCCTCTTTGTGTGTTACGTTTAGTGCCATCGTGCTCACCAGATAGCACAGTGCATTCTCAGGCAGGTTATGGTTGTTAAGCTCTAAAAAATTGTAGTCGTATTCGCTTGTTAGGTGGGGGACCATCATAGAAGCAAGACTCTTTCGAGTCCTGCCCTTCTTAATGCCTGAATCCTTAATGAATTTCATACGTCGCTCCCAGATGCCTGGCGCATGCCTTTGAACCATTTTGTCCCTGTTTTCAGACTCCACATGTGATCTCATGACGGCATATATCTTGCTGTAGAAAGCAAGCACATCGTCGTACTCGTCTTCTTCGATGCTATGAGCCTCCATAAAATGATGTAAATCTTTCTTTAATGTGTCAGTGTCAACCTCTCTGATTGTCTCTGTAGGGATGCCCATGGACACCATGATTTCTGGGTTCCATAAAGCTCTTGCCATATCTTGCTTCGACTCCGTAGATGTGATTGCCGCGCTCAGAATCTGAAGCTCATGTCCTTGCAGTTCTTTCATGTCAATCGTTTAGGGGTTTCTTGAGGAAGGCTGTCGAAGTTCTTGCTTTCAAGCCTGCGATGTTCTGCTTTTATTTCAGGGTTGCTCATGAGTGCAGCCCTCTTGAGCTCATAGTTCAACAGCTTGCCGCACTCCCCTACAAGCTTCGCTGTCGCTGTCGCCTTAAAGACATCAATCTCATCGTTGTCTAACTTCTCTAGGGTTGATGTGAGCTTGTGAAACAGGCTCTTTGTATTTACTGGTTGCATAATTATGGGTTTAATTAGTTTTTGTCTTCTTCACGCTTGATGAGCTTGCGTTCAAGCATGGCAATCTGGTCGTCACGCAAGGCTACGAGTTCACGCTGCTCACGCCACGCTTTCTTGTACACTTGTGTCTCATGATGCTCATCTTTGTGTGCTTTCTCAAGCTCTGCAATCTCGTCTGTCATCAGGGCCATGTTGGTCTTGAGTTCCTCGTTGCGCTCGCCCACCTCTACGTTCTCGTCGAGAAGCCTGTCAGCGTATTGCTTCATGTTGTTGTATGCGTGTTCAAGCTCATCGACTTCACTCTTGAGTTTCTCAACTTCATTGGTTGCAATCATGAGGCGGTCATTGAGGGCGGCCTCAAGCCCTGTGTTTTTTGCGTATGTGTTCATCACCAATCAATTACTGCGTTGTGGTTTATTGTTGTGAGGTGTACTTCGTTGGAGAACGGCAGGCTCTGCACAAAGAAGTCGTAGGTGTCGTCTGTCACGATCACGCCACGCACATCTAATGTGACGAGCGCGTCGTCTGGGTATTCGTACAGGGCGTCGATGAGTTCAGCTTTCGTCATGGTATTCGTTTTCGAGTTTGTAAAGGGTGTCCAGAACCTGTTGCAGTTCGTACTTGATGTCCGCCACTTTGTGGCAGAGGTCTGCGATGATTTCGTGTTTAGTCATTTGTCTTGGATGTGTCTGATTATGCATAGGATTCCCAGTGCTGTCAGGTACATGGATAGTCCTGACAGGCAGTAGATGTCGAACGTGGTCATGAATTAAAGTTTGAAAGTGGTGAGGTCGCCCCTCATAATCTTGACTTGATTGTCGTGCGTGTGGAAGGGAGGTTGGGATTCGAACACAACTGCCATCGTATGATGTACGCACCATCTGCGCTCCCTTGAAAAAGGTGGGGGTGGCATGACGTTTCATACACACCCCCTTGGTCAAACTTCACTCAACCAAATACTTTTTGTACTGAACTACCATGTCAATCGCTTGAATCATGGCGTATGTCTTCTGTTGCTCGATGGTTCCTGCCACTTGTGGCTTGGGCAAAGTAAACTTAAAACAGCCTTCCTTGCAAATGTGCCCCATCGTGACACTACCCATCATGATCGCCTGTGCGATGTCATTTGTCAGCTTTATCTTCTCCTGATGTGTCATTCTTTTTTTTCTTCAATGGTGGGATGGTCACGAAGTGAATGTTGTGCTTCTTGAGTGCCTTCTCTTGCATCTGTGCAAGCTCCTTCACGAGGTTGAATTGTGTGTTGTCGTTGCTCATGTCAAATCAAATGCTGTGCCTTTGAAGGCGTTTTCGAGGATGCGTTTGTTGTTGCCGTCTGCATGATACCATGTGTCGATGAGTCGATACATGAATCCACCGCAGGTCTTTTGGCGTTGCTCTAATTTTTCGCTCTGTGTCATGATTGTGGTGTGATGTTGAATGAACGGACTTCGTAGAATTTTTGGTACCCATCCTTGTAGTTGTCCAACTGCCTCTGTGCTTGCTCTTTCTTCTCGAAGAAGGTGTGAGAGCCAAAGATTGCGTCAGATGCAGGGTTGCCTGTGGTGACGTGTGATACTGCGTATAATGTCATGATTCTTGTTCTTGTTTTAAGAGTTCGAGGTGTTGGTCTGCTCTCCAGATGATTTCCTGCTTGGAGATTTGAACGTACACGTCTGGGTTGGAGGTCATGACGAGGATGGTGCCGTCGTCTTCGAGTTCAGCGGGGATTTCAAATCGCTCTAAGCATTCGAGGCAATCTTGTAGTGTGATTTTATGCATTGTCTTGAGTTTCAGTATTAAGTTTTGAGCATTCCTCGTAGTGCGAAGCCGTTGCGTCATCGACGTAGCCGCACTCATCGCATGGCTCAACTTCTTCGTATTGATAGTCGTCCTCGTCCTCCCACTCCGTGTAGTAGTAGTATTCGTCGTCGTATGCCTCCTGTGCGGTCTTGTATGATGTGTGCTCCTTGAGCCACCATTCGATGCCCACCTCTTCAGAGACATAGTATGCACCATCGCAGATGCAGAATCCTTTGTTCATGCCCTCTCCTGTGACGGAGCATTGTCTTGCGTACTTCATGTCAGTGTGTTTTGCGTTTGATGTCGTTGCCTGTTTTGACGGACACGCTTCCGTCTGCATGGAGGTGATACTCGTACTCCTCCCACACCTCTGCGTCGATGGGGATGATGCCCCACCCTGTGTCCCGTGACGAGTCAAGTTTGTACTTCTGTGCGTCGAATGCGCTTGACCGCAGGAGTTGTGCGAGTTTGTAGTCAGGGTCGTCGCCCCGTGCCTCTGTGAAGGTTCTGTTGAACTCCTCAAGCCAAGGGAGGGTAGCTGTTTCGTACCCGTCCCAATGCTTGTATGCTTTCACGGAAGTCTGTCCCTCCACAATGATGGTTGCTCGTGTTGCCATGATTAGCTGTATTTTTCTTCAATTCGTTGTTGAGTTGCTTCACAGCATTCCACCCATGCTTCCATATTGATGAGTGATACTGCGCCTCCTTTTTTACGTCGCTTTCGTTCGTCTTCAAGGATTTGCTCCTTGGCTTCGACGTAGTGGTCGAGGCCACGCTGAAGGCAGTCGAGGACTACCATTTGCACGAGTGCTCCGTGCTTGTTGTACCCTGTCATGAGATGTGACATGAACTCGTCGTTGGTCATGTCCTTGATGTCGATGGGACTTTTCATGGTTGTGAAGTTTGAGTTGTTTAGTGTGTTCGTGTGTTAGACTCTTCACTATGTTCAGAGTCTAACACACTCACACTACATTAGTGGTTGGTGGGGTTGACTTCCCACACTTCGTCGAGATGATACCTGTGCTTGCGTTTCATATATTGTATGAAGTTATCATAGTGGTTCTTGTCACGGAATGTTTTACTAATAGTAAACTTCCTGCCATAGGGGATGATGAACTGAATTTTCAAGTCCATAGCTCACGAATCATAAGCCATACGACGGCCTGCAAATGTGCAGGTGCATACCCCATGTCATGTGACATACGTTGGAACCTGCGTTCCATGATGTCATACTGCTTGGGTGTGACGGTGGTTTCAAGGGGCTTGCGCTTGTTTGATACACTTTGGAATGCCAATAACATCCATGAATCAATTGTAACAGCATTCATGTCTTTTGCACCCACATTTAGAGCGAAGCGATGGGTCTTTCGACTCGTTTCTTGGATTGACTTGGTGCCTTTGGCAATGTTGAAAGCCTTGATTTTGTTCGTGTCAAATGTCGAACACTTCACCATGTCATGTGATACGTTGTCACGAACTGCTTGACATACGTTCCATGCGTCAATCTTGTTGCGTTCCCACTTGTTTCTTGGGGAGAGGGCTGAGATGACACCCCCTGCCATAACAGGGGAGATGTCAAACTTGTTAGCCATACTCAAAGCGAACTGCTGGGCTTCGTCATACCATACGAGGCCGTCTTGCTTCATGTCATGTGATGCCATGTCATGCCAATGTGATACGTTACGCCGCATCTTGGACAGCGTCTTGTCAAATGTTTGTGGATTCATTGCTGTTGATTGTTCAAGTATGCCAAAGCATTCTTGATGGTGGTACATTGTGGCACATTTTCTGTTGTGCCGTCAGTGAAGTGCAACTTGTTGAGTTCTGGGGCATATGCATGGCGCTCAAGCCCAAGGATAGGATGGATTCTTTTCATGCTGTTTGCTTTGTGAGTTCGACGAAGTTGTCACCCCAATTGTCACACATGATCGTGTGCCTGCTCCCATCATACCCTGTACATACGGGGTTGAAGCCTGTGATTTCGAGGTGTTGAAGGGCTTGCTTCAATGGGTCACCAATGGCGTAATCATATGACATGACTATGGTGTCTGTGTGGCTGAACTCCTTTGCGGCAGGTTCAATGATTGCAACTCTGGCACCAAGGGTGTTGGTGGGGCCAAGGAAGGCTACCTCAAGAAGGCGGTAGTTAGGTGTATCTGACATGATATGTGAAGTTTACTTGGTACGAAATTCTTTGAAGGCGATTCTGGCTTCGCCAAGGGCGTCGAGTTGTCTTTCGAGACGTTCGATTGTCCATTTTGCCTGCTCCATGATGTCCTTTTGGGCATGGAGGGCACGCTTGGTGGATTGCCAAACTTCTTCCTGTTTGTCCAGAGAGTCCATAAAGTCCAGCTCTGCTGGGTCAAAGGTCATGTGTGTATCTGACATGATATGTGTATTAGAGGCCTGAGCCGTTGTTCATGTTGAGCCAATCGTTCAACAGATTCCACAGAATCAACGTGGATATGATGATGACGCAAACGGAGATGATGGATGAAAGCATGGGGCATAAAAATTTTGGTGAGGACGGCCCTCATTATCTTAGACTTGATTGTTGGGGGCACACATCACATCATATGATATGCACCCCCTTCACATCACATCAACTCTGAAAGCTGACGGAGGGACAGGTCGCTGAAGCTGACTTCGTTGGCCGTTCCATCCAATGGGAACTCCAAATCAAGCTTCGCTTGGAAAGCCTTCAGCACCTCTTCCTTTTGAGCCTTCGCCCTTTGTGTGATACGTTCCGTGCTTCCGTTGGCCTTGCTGACCTCAGCGACAGCTTTCTGTGCTTCCTTGACGGAAGCCTTGGGCTTGTGCTTGGATGGTGTGATAGGTGTATCAGGGCGGCCATGGAAGGCTTTCTCTTGGCGGTCAGCTACCCTTTGGGTAGGGGTGGCTTTCTTGGTCGTCGTCTTACGACGCTTTGGCTTGGCCTTGGCTTTGGGCTTGGTCACCTTTGGTGGCTCTTGTGTCATACCCTGTGATACGAGGAACTGCTTGAACAACTCCATCATCTCATCAGCCCCTTGGGGCTGATCTGTGTGTGATACCTTAGGCTTGGGTGCCTTGGGTTTGGGGAGTTCGACTGCTTCAACGAACTCAAGGAGTTCATTGATGGCCTTTCGAGCAGCCCCTTTCTTCACCTTGGAAGGTGAGAAGTAGAACTCATTGACTGAGACAGACACTGCCTTCAGCAGTGAAACACGATTGGTTGACTTTTTCATTGAAAATGAATTTGAAAATGTGAAGTTTGAAGTTGAAAGGGAGGGGTCGTTACTGACACTGTTCGTAAGAACTCACAGTGTCTGTAACTCCCCCTCTGTTGGTTGGTCAGTCCATCAACTCGTTGATGATGGCTTGCTGAAGGTCTGTCGAGAGTTCAAGGAACTCCGCATCATACCACAGGGTGGCAGGTGAAGGAGTCCAGAAGATTTCAAGCAAGGCTTGAACTTTGAGGGTTGAATTATCCATCGAAGATGATTGTGAAGTTTGACAAGGGATAAACAGACCCCCCAAAGGGGGTCTGAGATACTGCTTTCAGCAGTGGTTGAAGAACTTGATTTTCTCTTCCAAAGGAAGAGAGCGAGCCCACTTACATTCCTCTTCGAGGACATCTTGGAATTTCATTCCAAAGGGTTGTAGCAGAGCTACAATGTTTCTGAACTCAACAACTGTGTTGTTGACTCTGTCAGAAGCAGCGAAGTAAACTTCGCCATCTTCGACATCGACTTCAAACAAGGTTCCCTTGTCAGTTTGGTACTGAGCAAATTGAACAAGTTCAAATTGCTGCTCTTCCAACTCTTCGAGTTGTGACTCGACTTCGTCGAATACTGCCTTCGGCAGCTTGATGTCCTTCGGACATTCGAAGACTCTGATGATTTCGTCAACGACGTAGTCGTTGTTGAACAGGGCTACAACTTCGTTGTAAGAGTACTGCTTCGCAGTAGGTTGAATTGATGTGTTCATCGTAGATGAATTGTGAAGTTTGACTGGCAACATTGCCGCCACAAAGGTATGGGCAACTTCTGGCAAAATCCAACCCTCTTCTTACTGCGCGATTTTTCCCGCGTGAAGGTTACGAAGTAACCCGTGCGAAAACAGGCGAAGAAGTGGCCTCGCGCCCAAGCATCATGCGGCGTATGTGCGAGGTTCGACGTTGTTAGTGTTAGTTGGTTGGGATAGTCAATAGCAAACCCTGTACGTTACTGTATGTGGTCCTTTGGACTGCGCGTGGTAAGGCGTAGGGGTTTTGTCCCCCTGATGGAATTGTCAATACTTTCCAGGGATTTGGCAGGGCCTTGGCCTTTCTCTTCCGTTGTTAGAACCCCTTGGGGTTCCAACAAAGCTGAAAAGATGTGGCAAAGTTGACCAAAGGTCAAGGGGAGGGGGGTCTCGCAGCGCATTTGTGTATGCAGGTGTAGACGTACACAGGTGTATATAATCCCCACGGTGCGTATTTCTCCGCTTTTTTCTCAATGATCGTTCGCTCATCGACTTCGAGTGGGAGCATTAACCACAGCCTGATCAAACACTTACACCCTGTTGCTTCTAGTGGCTGTTCAGGGTTGACTTTTAAAATTTTCTAGTATAACTTTGCTAAACTATTTAGAAGGTTGTCACTGTACAGATGGTTGTGTGTGCACACAAAGCTGATGCGCGTACTCTCGTGGGTAACAACTATTACTATAACGCAGGGATAGCTGTGTTTTGTGCGTAACCAGGCTGTTGTAGTCCTCTGCAGAACGTTTATATTTGCAGGTATGAGATCTAAAGTCAAGAGAAAGCGTGGTTTGCAGCCTATTAAGAGGTATGAGCATGGTGGCCCGCATGATGTTCTTGGAAATCCTATCCCACCAGCATCCAGGGCTGACACCGCTAGGCTTGTAAGTGCGGGTCAGGCGCAGATGCAGGAGCTTTTAGATCAGGGGTATATTCCTTTTGGTGAGTCAGCCATTAAAGACACTGACACCAGAACAGACTGGGTTAGTGCTGATAGAGGATTCTTTGCAGATAACAGCATACTTCTAGGTGAGATTGAAGATGCCATGCTTGAAAAGCCATGGTTGGCGTACAAGATGTATCCTCCTGGATATTCTGCATTGGTTGCAGATGATCTGGACTGGAGCAGCGGATTCTTTTCAAAGTACGCTAGGAAGGTAGAGAAGTTTGTTGAAGACAACCAGAGGAAATACTTTAGAGATCGCCCATTTAGTCAACTTAAAGAAAGTCTAGAAGAACTTTTAGAAAACAAAGATCAGAGCTCTTTCTACAGAGTAACGCAATCTTTAAACAGATTTGTAGATCTAGCCAAGCAGTTTCCTGGGAGAAATGACGATATGCTTTATACAGAGAGCATAAAGGATGCTGTTGGTGATTTGAGATCTTACGATCAAAAGCTAGAACGACTTAATGCAGTTCAAGATTTTGCTGAGATCCCCGTTTTCCCATTGGACGACGAGGGCAACAGAAGAAGACAGACTGTAGAAGAAGAGTACGGGAGGTCTATTGACAGCTCTCCTGCGAAATTTGGAGGCACAAGATCTAAAGAAGATGCTCGATTCTACAGAGAAATTAACAGAT